CGACGCGGCACCCCGGCGGTACCCCCAGCCGAAGAGCAACGCCCCGGCAGCAAGGGCGGCAAACAGGTAGAGGATCAGGCGTTTCATGCCGTCATGGGGATATATTTGCCCGCACGCATGGTCAACAGCTGCCGCCGCTGGCCACCCTGGCGGTTCTTGTAGCCTATATGCACCCAACGGGGCGTGCCGGCGGCATCCTCGTCCTCCGAGATCATCTGGTCGAAGGCGCGGCCCTTGAGCCACGTACGGCAAAAGCGCTTGAAGTCGGCCAGCCGGCCGTTGTCCGGCACCAGGTCGAACGCGAAGCCGACGCAATGCGCCGAGGTCGCAGAGCCCCCGACGGCTTTGTTGAGCGCGAAGCCGCGGTAACCGGACGAAACCCGGATTGCAGGCGTGCCCCACTGCTCATTGGCGCATTTCACCGCCCACGCCTCCCGCAGCGGGTCGAGCAGCTGCGCGACGGACATTTCGATATTGGAGCGGTGTTCCGCCGTCGGGGTATTGTCCAGGCCCTTTGCACGGGCCGTGGCCGAGCGCGTAAGCTCCGCCATTGTAAAATGCTTCATCAGGCAAAACGTTTAGTGTACAGGATATGCCCGACCCATCCGGCCATAGCACAAACAACCCCCACGAGGATGTAACGCGGGAATACGATTCCGAGCACTACGGCCACGGCCGCAACGATGCTCCATACGATCCATTTCTTTTTCATTTGTCCTTTTGTTTTTGTTTGTAGTTTTCCAAATAGGGAATCTTTTTAATCATCTCGAACGAGAGCACATAGTACAGGAAGTCGATGTATCGGTTCTTCGGGAATATGCGGTTCAGGTTCTTGAGGATGTTGACCCCGTAGAAATATATCAGGGCATATACTGCGAGCGAGATCGCCGACATCGCCCCGTCGTGGTTGTCGATGTTGTCCCCGACGAGCAGTATCATGGCCATCAGTCCCGATATTACCGCAGCCTCGGATATGCACTTGAAAGCCTTGCGGAATATGAATCCTTCGTGCTGCACGAGCACGCCGGCGAACAGGCCCGTGAAAAAGTTCGCGGCGAATATAATCATGCAGGCCGTCAGTATGTCGTGTATCGGGGCTATGGCGTTAAACATGTACACCAGGGCGCCTATCGACACCTGCCATACTTTCTCGCATAACCTTTCTATAAACCTCCACAATTCCTCCATAGGATATATTCTATTGTTCGGTCAGCACGTCTGCCTGCGCCTCGGGCGCCGCTTCCGACTTCTCCAATTCTGCGATCCTCTGTTCAAGCCGTTGCAGCACCGCGGCTAAAGTTTCCCCTTCGGAAACAAGCACGGCTTCGGCTACGGTTACGGGATAGAACGGCTCGCCGTTGGGCTTGTTGGTCATATACATCTTCATTGCTCAAGGTTTTGAAAGTCCATAACCGTTTCTTCGGCGGCCAGCTCTTCGGCACGCCGGGCCCTCAGCTCCGCAAGGGTCTTTTCGTTCGCGTTGTACTCCGCGTTGGCCGCTTCGTACTCCTCATAATCCAGAGGATAGGTAGCCCGGAAGTCAAGGCCGGACTTGATGCATTTGGCCGCCCTGTCGTCGGATTTGGCCATGACCGCCCGTAATTCGAGCTACCGCGATTCGAGGATGTCGATCTGTCGTTGTGTTTCCATGGTTCAGATAATTATAAGGCGCAGACCGGGCGGGCTGCGAATTTATAAATCTTGCCGGTGTAGCCCACGGTGCCAGCGCCTCCACTGTAAATAAATATGCCTCCCTGCGCCTGCTCGCACGAAGTATGGACATGATAATTATAACCATAGCACATGGTAGCTTTCAAGCGTAAGAGGGTACGGTTTACGGGGTCTTTCTCCACGTCAGCGACGAAACGCACCCTGTCGTGCATCAGCAGGTAGACCTCTTCCGACGACGGCAGCCACCATGCACCCGCCTCCAGTCCCGTCGTCATCCCTTCCACGGTGATGCCGAAGTCGAGGGCGGCCGCAGCGGCTGGGTAGCGGTACTGTGTCTTACCATAAATGTCCTCGAAGGTAAGCCGTCCGATCAGGTTCGTGTTGATCTTGCCATCCTGCAACATCGTCCCGAACGCCGTAGGATATTGTACCATGTGCTCGGCGAACAGGTAGTCCTTGTAGGTGGGATACACGGCAACCAGATCGGGGTTGTCGACTTCGGTGAAAACGCTTTCCTGAATGATTATGTCGCTTCCCGGCTTCTGCCCCGTGGCTTTCTGGCCTCTCTCCGAATAATATTCCGCGAACTGGTCGAGGACACCACCCGCCGCAGTCCCTTTCGCACCATTCTTGCGGCGGATGTAATACTCCGCTTCACCCGTGTCCAGGATTAGGATACTTTGGTAATCCACATCCACGGCGCGGCGCGTCAACGTGCAGCCTGTTGCCGAAATCTTTTTGTGCCCCTCTATCGTAGACCATGCATCACATGTCATGACAACCGCGGAAAGCTCTTCGGAGGCCGAGGCCACCCAGGAGTATGTAGCTTTGAGTTCCGGTTTAGAATTTATAAGTGCGGCAATGTCTGCCAATGTCGAACCCGCAGGGTACGTAAACGAGAATTCGCGGATATAGATGTTCAGCGTGAATTCACCGCCCGCAGCGAGATCGAAACCCGACAATGCAACCTCATAAGAGTATGCCCATCGCTGGCTGCCGACCGTTGCATTTTCGAGCGATACGATCAGCACCCGCTCGCCCTGCCGGGCATAGACCACGGCCACCGGGACAAGCTCGGGCGGCAACTGTGCAGGAAGCAGCGTCGCGCCCTTGACGAAGCGGATAGTACCCGTGGTCTTGTCGAAGACCGCAAGGTCACCAACCCCGGCGGCCGGCTTGTCCACTACGACGTTCACGCCGTCGTAGATGAGCGCCCCGTCGTCCTCGATGTAGGATACCGCCGACTGTGTGTCCTTGCGATTCTTGTCGGCCGTGTAACCCGCCTTGTTGGCGTATTTGTTGACTTGTGACATGTTGTATGTAGTTTAAGCGTTCTTCCAGTCCGACACCGCGCCGTTACCCACGGAGTGGTAGACCGCGTTGTTCTTCGTATCGACATAGAACTGCCCCGCGCGGTCGGGGGCTTTCGTCGGCGCACCCTCGCCCGTGACGACGAGGTTGTTGTCGCCCCACACACCCAGTTTTTTCACCTGCAACTCCGGGATCAGCACTTTGCCCGAGAGCATTTCCATGAGCAGCCTTTCGAGGTGCGTCACGCGCGCTTCGAGCGTGCAGTCCGAGTGCGCGATAACCGAAATTTCGCTGAACGAAGCATCCGACCACGGCGTGAGCTTGTGCCTGGACAAGAAGTCGGCATCGGTGATCTCCGGCCCCGTCGTGTAGTAGGTGTTGCCCAGCAGCGTGACGTCGACCTGTGTGAAGGGAGCGCCGCCCTCCACGTCGGGCATGTAGAGCGCTTTGGTTCCGTCGAGCGACAGCAGGCGGCAGCCGATGATCTCGACGGCCATATTTTTCGCCGCAGCATCGGTGCTTGCGTGGATGGTGGCCGCGCCCGTCGAAGTGCCTACGTGCGTGTCGCTGACGCACTCGCAGCCGTCTAACCGAATGGTCTGGTTGTCGGCAAGGCCCGCGCCGACGGGTGAATGGCACGTACTGAAGAGTTTGCAGTTCCGAATCGTCGTGAAATATCGCTCAGATGCGGCAAAGACCGAATCGACATGTACGCAGTAGCAGGCTTGGTGACCGCCGGCGCTGGCGTCCGTATAACTTTCGTCGTTCAGGCAGTTGACGGTCATGTTGGCGACGGTGCATTCGCCGCCCGCCTCGATGATCTTGGCGCGGTTCACGGAGTTGTTCTCATACGAGACGATGACGCCGTCGCGGCTCTCGCCGATAAGCGATATGCGGTTCGCCCCCTTGTTGATGATCGCATACGGGTAACCCATCGCCACATTCTTCGGAGCCTCGTGATCGTAAAGGCCGTTGCGGATAAACACCGTGACCGCGTTGTTCACGACATCGAAGGCGTCCCTTGCGAAGTCGCACGCCTGCGCAACCGAGAAGAAATGCCCCGTCCCGCCCTCGTCCACGGTGAAGGAGTCCGTGTCGAAGTTTTTCAGCGTGGCGCGGCTCTCGGCGTCGCACCATGCGTCATAGTTGTTGAGCGTGACGATCAAATCCTCGATGGTGACCTTTTGGCCGATATTGGTGGCTGCGGGTATGCTGATACCCACATTCAGCCGTCCCACTACCGACGCCGCCTTGCCGCGGTAGTAGATTTCGTAGGTGCGGTCTGCCTTGAGGACGAACCAGCGGCCCCGCTGGTCGAGATTGTCCGAATAGGTAATGATCCGCAAAGAGCACTCTTTGTCCACGCGCAGCTTCATGCGCACGAAAATAAAGTCCGAAGCTGCGACCGGGATGCGGCTGGTCAGGGAGAAGTTCGACGTCACGCCTGACTGCGTAGGCGTAACGACCATGCTCCGATCCGTGATGTCCGAGCCCGTATTGTTATAATAGCTCTTCGTAAAGTCCTTGAGGATGTAGGCTACGTGGTCTTTGTAGCCTAATTCAGTATTCAATTCTTCCGAAGTCACATATCCGGAATCATTTTCCAGTTCGGACAGTTTCGTGGGAAGCTCCGTGCGGTCGGCCTTGCCCTGGATCATCTCCTGCAATGCCAGTGTCAACTTGTCCCAGGATACGGTGTTGTTGAGCAGGGAGGCGCGGATTTCGGAGCCTTCGACCGTAACCTGTATCTCGGAACCGATAGAGCCGACATATACTTTCACGAAGTCAGAAACCGGGATGGAGGATATGGAGCCGTCGGCATTTACGAACTCGATAGATTGGGTATCCTCGTTGTAATGCAGCCCCATCATCTCGATAGGCAGGTCGATGATGAACTTGGCACCGCCCTTTGTCGTGAAGGTCAGCTCGTAGGTTTTGTCGTTGAACTCCGGCAGTCCTACGCAGGTGTTGAGCAGCTCCCGGATGTCGGGATGCGCCGTGGGGGAGGTGTTGTGCCGCTCGATCTGGCCGCTGACGTCCGGGGTGGGAATTTCTGAGATCGCCTTGTCCGTATAGTTTTTGGCCTCGGTCAGTGTCTGCGCATCCCCGCCGGATATGTTGCTGTTGAGCTCCTCGGACGTGGCGTCAAACACATCGCTGACATTATTCCATAGTTCTGTTGTCTTGGTGTCCGTGTACGACTTTGCTTTAGCCAGTGCGCCCGCCGCAGCCTCCGTCAGCTCCTTTTTGGACACCTTGTCGGACAACTCCTTCCTTATCTCCGTGTCGTCGTAGTTGGAGAGCCCGGCCAGCTTCTCCTTCTCCTGGTCAGTGTAGTCGTTCGTAGAAAGCCCTTTCCCTTCTTCCTTGTCGACCTTTTGGGCAAGGAGTTTGTCAATATCCCCTACCTTATTTACAGCGTCATTTGCCGCTTTTGCCGCTTCGTTCGCGGCGTTTGCAGCGTTAATAGGGGCTTCGGCATATTCTTCCTCCGTAAGTTCGGAATTCGGGTTGTATTTCTTGAATGCCTCGTAAGCACTCTCGCCGGGCAATCCGATAACAAGGCTTGACGCCTCAAGGTTGACAGTTTCCGTTGTAAGGTTGCTTTCGTCTTCGCCACCTTCCAAAAGTGTCGTAGGAACCAATTCGAAGGCCTTGCAGTAGTCGACCGCCGTTTGCCCTCTCTTCTGCAAATTCTCCCACATGGTGAGACGGTACACCCCGATGGATTTTTGCATTGCTCCGCTGATGGTGAAAATCGCGGTGTTGCCTTCGGTGGTGAAATCGACGGGAATGTCCATATGCGAAGGCAAATGGACGAAGAGTCTCAGGTCGCGCCCTTCGAGTGCTACCTGCTGCCCATTGGTGAGTATCGGCCAATGTATCTCTATGTCCTTGCCTATCCGGATGCGTTTCATATTCCTTTCGAGCGTTTATTCTTTTTTGAGAGCGGACATGATACTGTCGTAGAAGACCGCCTTGCACATCTTTGCGGTATCAACGATAATCAATTCCTCCTCGTCGGAAACTTCGATGCCGCCTTCGCTGTGGAGGATGCGGAATGCCAGGTCATGCGCTACGATGCCGTTCATGCCCATGTATATGGCGTTGGCAAACTCTTTCCTTGCATCGACGACAATATGCCCGGCGCGGGAAATGTCGGTGAACAGTTTGAACTCTTTTAAATTCAATGTTTTCATATATCCTGTTTTTGTGTTAATATTGGCACCAGTTGGCCGTCCACATACTGTTCATATGATCCCACAATATGATCCACAGCTTACCCCAATCCAAGGTAATTTCAGTGTTGTTTTGAGAGTTGGAATTGGTGCATATCCTGTGCTGGGTATTCCCGCGCGTCAACTTGACATTGCCGCTGCCGACCTTTCGGATGAAATAAATCTGCCCTTGTTTTGGTGAAGACGGTAAAGTCAGCGTAATCTCTCTCGTAGCCGTACTGAACACCACGCTGTCCATGTCGGTCAGGGTTCTATTGGAAGAGGTTCGCACATTCCTCAGCCTGAAACCCGTTATGAACCCCTCTGGGATATATAAGGCATGGTTTCCGGACTGACGTGCAGCGGTAGTGGTTCCATCCGATAATGCTGCTCCGGTGACATTTATATACACTCCGTAATTGCCTGCCGTGCCGCCGGCTGCGCTGCGGCTTACTTCTGCTCTTATAGGCCCATAGAGGGCACCACCCGTTGATGCCGGCCAGGTGTCGACTCCAAGATAAAGATTAGTCTTACTGCCTGTAAACTTAATCAGATTGGAAGATAGAAGCATATCACCGAAGCTGTCTGTGGATTTTAATGCTCCTTCGTCAATTGTAAAGTTGCCTATCGTTCCGCTCGATGCGTTGATAGTCCCTGTAATATCGGCTTTGGTGGCCACGAATGACCCGTCCTTAGCAACCCTGAACGGCGCATTCGACGGTGTACTGTTCCCGACGAACAGTGGAATATCGCCACCCACGAGCCCTGCGATGATAGTATTCACGGAAATGTCTGTCTTGGAGTTGTGCACCACGAACTCCATACCTTGCAGGAAGTTGATGACGGCATTCTCTGCGAACAACAGGGGCGTATATATCGGCACCATGTCGTTGAGTTGTTGCCAATATGCCGACGCGGATCCCGCCGCCGGTTTGTTGGAAGCAGACGAAGTGTGCGTCTGGCTGCACTGGAATTTCAGCTGTTTGTTGTTCGCATAGATCGTAACTATGTCTATGTATCTGGGGCCATTGGAGACAAGGTCGAGGTCATTGCGGTATTCCACTCCCGATGCCCATTCCGTGAGGCGGATTATGCAACCCTGCAAGCCATCCTTGCCGGGAGCGCCGTCTTCGCCGGGGGCGCCGTCATCACCTTTAGGGCCCTGCTCTCCCGATATGCGTACCGGAGTTGCCCAGCCTACCGTCGGGTGCAACAGACTATTGTTGGCGTCTATTTCTGCCTGGGTCATCCACAGATATTCACCCGAAGAGAGCGACGGCGGGGTGTCGCTCCAACCTGCGGGGGTGCGATCCGTTTTGACCAGCGCCGGCGCCGTGGTGGTGCTGTTATTCTTGGCGTATTTGAAGTCAGTATGCGGCCCCAGCTCCCCATCCTCGCCCGTTACGCGGATAGGCGTCGACCACGCCCCGGCCTTTCCGGTCGATGCGTCTATCGTAGCCTTGGACATCCACCATATACCGACACCAGTGGGCGCGTCATTCCATCCGGACGGAATGGGGTCGGAGGATGTCGGCTTTGCTGGCTCCGTATCGCTATTTTTAAATACATAGGATGTCCAGTTTCCCGGTTCGCCCGATACGCGCTGAGGGGCAGACCATGATTTGACCTCCCCGTCGACAACGGTGCCGGTACACATCCATGTAGGACGTTGATCCGACATCGGGAGCGTCTCCGTAGTCCAACCTTCGGGCGGTATTTTAAGCTCCGTAGGTTTCGCCGGTTCGCTCTCCGATTTTTTGAATATGCTGACCGTTTCGAGCATCCCGTATCCGCCTAAGTATACCCACTCCTCGGCATCCTTGCCGGGCTCGGTCTTGGTGCCGTCGACCAGACAGCGCCAGTGCCCGTTGTTCCAATATACGTCGTCGTTGCGGTTGTATGTTTCCGTGGCGCTCCACACTCCGCGGTCTATGATCGTGGGCACCTCTTCGCCGCCGGGCGTGAATTGCTGGATGACGCCCGACATATAGATGTTGTTCAGGTATGCCGAATACCCCCTCATCTTTATTCCGAATATGGACAGGTTTGACAGGTCGCCATATTGCGCGGCGATATTGGACGCAGTGAACTCCCAATCGGAAACTCCCGTTAAATAACGCTGGTATGTCCGAGTTTCGTAGCGGGAGGTCTGCCGATCCTCATTCGAGAAGGAGCCATAGCCCACGAAGGTCATCGACGCCGCCGGATGATATTGGGTGGGGTAAGCTCCCGATACCGGGCGTAGTTGGTACTTGAATGTCTTGTAAGTTGCAGTATCCAGCTCTTCGGTGATGCGGAAATAGCAGGTAGCGAACCCGGCAAAGCGCCTGTTGCCACGGCCATCGTCATAATCCGCGGTTGCATTCTCCGAAGTGTTCAAATTGTGGAAGATGCCCATACATATATCCCCGACCCGAGGACTTCCGATCTCGCCTTCTTCGAGCTTGAGGGTGATGGTTTGGGCTTCGGTGTCGACGCTTTCGATGATCCCGGCACTTGGAGCATACCACGTATCGCCCATGGATATTTCGACACGGTTGTAGCGGAGTTCCGGTACCTCCAGGAATCCCCGAAGTTTCAGGCTCTGCATCTCTGCGTTCCCTTTCTTGTCGATTATGCCGCCAAAGCCAGTCATGCCGGATGCGAACCCCCCGAACTGGGCACCGTCGTCAAAGGTCATTTTACCTTTGAATGTGTCCGGGAACTGTTTGTTGGCGAATTCCCATAGTGCACGCTTGGCGGAATAGGCATTGTAGTCTGCGGCGGCAGTGGAATCGTAGCGGGTGATAAGGTAGATTGAGGCTCCCGATTCGGTAACGCCTATGCGCTGTGCGTACAGGTTTGCCTTCACCTCCGATTCTATGTTGCCGATACGAGAATATGCCGTATTGTCGCCTACCGTATATGTGGCGATATATTCGTTATATAGTTTTTTTTCGTATCCCTGGATGCGTGATAATCGGCCGCTTTCTCCGAAGCGTGGATCCACAAGGCGAACCGCTTGCCCGGCATCGTAATTCTTCTTGTTTTCTTGGCAGTATACGGGATTAGTTTCGCAGTCGTATACGTCCGTGTCGCTGCTGTGTTTCGCGGCATATGATTCCCCGGCCTTCAAGAGCTCCTTTTCAGCCTCCTCGATCCTTTCTTTAGGTAGTTTTACGCCTGTTATGACAAACGTATCTCCAGGCTCGGGATGCAGGCTTTCGTTGGGGATGATAAGTTGGCTTTCACCGGATGATTCTACTTGCGCGATGATCTCGAACTTCTTATCAAATCCATCCTCCGGTTTCCACGTCTCTGGTTTGTAGTTTATACTTAGCTCAAAATCCCGCCCCATAAGACTGCCGCTCGTGAAGGTAGCACCTAGGGTTTCGCCTTTAATCATGTCCGAAGGCCGGAACGGCGTGTCTTTGCAGTACATGACATACGCCTTATCCGTTTGCCCTTCGATGATCTCCCGGTCTACGGTCTCAATGCTGGTGACAGTCTCCGTATTCTTGGGGTATATGTCATCGAAGAACACGACCTGCTCCACAATGTCGCTTCCCGAAAGACCAGGTATTGCGTCGATATACCGCTGTCCGTCCGGCAGGCGAAGCCGAATTTCAGATACATGATTCGTTTCACCTCCTTGCGGAGCTTGCCCATAGTCGCTTGTAAGATTGCGAGTAGAGCCAAAGACGTAGAACCGGGTGCCGTAGCTCGAATCATCCCCTTTCTTTGCGGGAATGTTTTTCACTACATTCCCCTGTCTGAACTCTTCGGGGGATCCGAAGTCCAGTTTGCCAAAGCATAACGATACGAGGTCGCCGTTTTCCTCTGTCCACCATTCCGTCTCAAAGGTTTCGGCAATCGTATTGAGGATGTCCCAGCACTTATCGCCATTGAACGATACAAGCTTCGTAGCTTTAGGATTGTCAACGGTGATCGTGCCTACCTGCCAGTTTTCGCCTCCGAGCTGCTTGTTCATGTTGGCGACGATCAACGCCGCGAAAGATTCGAGGTCTGTGGTGTTGTGAAATACGGCTTCGGGATTGTCCCCACCCAGCCAGAAGCATACGAAACGCTTCATGTGGTTTTGCTGAGCCTCGAATTTGAGAGTGTATTTATAGCCGCCGGTCTTGTTGTCGAACTCCGGGCGCACCGTGGACATAATCTCGAACTTGCGGCCTTTATATGTGATGTAGGAACCACGAGCAAATGTCGTTGGTTCAAGGAGATTAAAGGGCAGCTCGATATAGTAGTCTCCCATGAGGACATATTTGATGATAGCCTCTTTGGTGACTGGCGCGTCCAATATTTCTGTTCCTGTCGGAGAGTAAATAATCATTTGCATCAAGGGCTCGGCGATTCCTCAAGCCTCTGTGCAAATGTGTGACTGTGCATTTTAATAACAATGGGGAGCTGTAAAAATATCAATAAAAAAGCAGGGATTTCTCCCTGCCCGAACATATATTCTGGGACTTAAAATTAATCGTAAAATAAAATTGAGCCCTAAAATAACTATTTAGGGCTCTATACAGATGTTTCAATTTACACATTATACGGATAGACCCGTACGTCTATAACAAAATGATCCATTATTTTAGGCGTCTACACCCATGTCCATCACAATTTATTTAAAGAATGTATCTTTCTCGTAGTCAGAATACAAATCAGACCGTCGAACCGCTTCGAGCGCCATATTAATATCATCTTCTACTAAATCACCGATATATTGCGCTCTGCCGTCCGAAAATTGATTTATAAGTTCAGATTTCGAAATATGGAGTAGGGATTGGCAGCCGAGAAACGAATCGTATTTGAGTATATCAGGATAGTTGCTCTTCTTGAGTTGCATTTGCATACTCAATGCTTTCTCGTCTTTCCAAATTTTAGGATTTATGTCGGAATTTATAAAAAAGAAGCCGTATAATTGCGTGTCATCCTCTCCCATTACAACAAACATCTTTCCATGATCAACGTAGTCGAATTCATCAGAATGGAGTATAGTACCTCTTTTTATAACAGCACGGGCCAATGGGGAAATATCCATATTACAAACAAGCCTTTTGGAAGTCCATTAATGAAGTAACATGGTTGATAAATTCTTCATCAGCCCCATCTTCTCGCATAATATCAGCAACGGCAATCGGACGATCTTTTGCAGTGGCATGCCATGCGTAATCATGCGATTTTTCACGCAATTCTTCCCATGCCATTGAGCCATATTTGGCTATTGAATCATCAAGTTCGGCAATGTCTGTCTTTGAAAGATAATATAAATTAGCTTCTTTTTTTGGTAAAATAAAATACCAATCGTGGACACTGAATAATTCAGAAAACTTCGCTATATCTGCATACTTGGCAAAATAGCTATCTCCGCGTACAGCTTTGAATATATCATCAATCTTTGACGGAACCGGCCCGTCTTTCATCGCAATATAGGTGTCACCAGTAATCGGACGGCCATACTTTATCAAGTGCTCCCGATCTGCAAAGTAGAGCACTTTAAAAATTTTATGGAAATCTTTACGCTCCACCCTGTTCGCAATATACAGGACAGCCTGTAAAGATTTTTCAGAATTAAAAACCGGTGTCGCCATAGCCGAACCTCCTTATATTATACAAATATATAAAAATATGTGCCACATTGCAAAATTACGCAATATTTTTTACAATAGCCCAATTTATATACGAAAACGCACTTCGTGCTGTTTATATTGCATGTGGCACCACATAAAAACGCCCCGCATTTCTGCGAGGCGCCCCCAACGTGGTGTGGAAATAGTGGTATACGGGGGTTACTTTCACGCTTTTATTTGTGGGTCTAAATTTTTGGACTTATATTTGCAGTAGATAAAAACGAATAACGATGCCTACAATTTTAAACCTTTTTGGATTGCGATTTTATTTCTACTCTGACGAACATTTGCCAATACATGTTCATATCGAGTACGGCGACAACGACGCAAAGGTAGAAATCGCTACACGAGAAATAAAGTACAACCGGGGGATAAAAGCGAACGATATGCGCCGCGCGCTCGAAGTGATCGAGTTGTACGAGGCGGAGATCATCGCCAAGTGGCACGAGTATTTCGGAGAAGAGGAATAAACTGCAAAGTACAAAACATTATGATTATGGCGAAGATTACAAAAGTTTGGTTCGAGGGTGGCCGAATATACATAGCCACTAATGACGGCAAAACATACAGCCGCCCGCTGGAGTATTTCCCCATACTCAAAGAAGCTACCGACGACCAGCGCGAGGCGTGGAAAATAAACAAGTTTGGGGATGCTATCCGCTGGGAGGAGATCGACGAAGATATACACCTGTCGAGTTTCTACGCCACGGATGAACCGGACACAAATAATGTGATAGGGGATGTATTCCGTCGATTCCCGCAGTTGAATGTGTCGGAGATTGCCCGCACGATAGGTATTCACAAAAGTTTGTTGTCGAAATATATTTACGGCACCAAAAAACCATCTGAGAAACGCACGGAGGAAATATTAGATGCCTTGCGGCAGATAGGCCGTGATTTGGCACAAATACGCGCATAACGTGCGACAAAGGAGAGGCAACATTAAAACATGAGGCGAGGGGTGGCGAAAATCACTCCTCGCTTTTTTGGATATTCCAATTTGAAATTGTAAATTTGATTTACTAACTCACTAAATTTTATTAATATGAAGAAAATTTTACTTTTATTATCTGCATGTGTAGTATTGAGCAGTTGCGCCATCCAAAAGTATTCGCAAAAAACCTATTTGGCTGATTATAGAGAGTATACTGCTGATGGATTTACTATCACCCCAAGTTCTTCTGGGTTTACTTATGAATCCGTTGGTGATCTTAGTATTAAATTTACAATAGGCGTAAAAGATGGATATATTAATAAGGAGGCTAAATGGAAAGAAGAAAATGTATTTAAACCGAGCTATGATTATATGGTGGCTGAAATAGTTAAAGAGGCAAAATCTCTTGGTGCAAATGCTCTTCTAAATTTCAATATAACGCCTATTATTAGAGGAACCAAATATGGTGAAGTAGTAGATGGGTATATTGCTTCTGGATTTGCAGTAAAACTGAAATAAGCTATGAGAAAATTTTTAATTTCAATTATTTTAATAATTCCATTTGTCTTTACCAGTTGTTCTGACGATAAAGAAAATGGTGATTCACCATCACCAGCAGAAAAAGAAATATTACAGGTTCTCAATGGTAAATTTATTGGGTCTCTGTATAGTTTTACGACTAATACTACCGAAACGGAGGAAATAACATTTACCCCCTACTCATCAGCCCAAGAAAAAGTTTCTGTAATTGACGGTCGAGTTGTTGTTTATGGGACGGCTTATCTTGTTACATATTTCAATGACCACTTATTAGAAATAGCAGAAAATTGCTATTATTCTGTTAATGTGGATTATGATGGCGCTATTATTTCGTTTTACTCCTATTCAGAAAGTGGTGAGATTAATGGGAGAGAAGATAAACGTATAATATCCATAGAATCAGATAATTCATTTAAAATGAGAAAATATGGGCTGGCTGAAAATAACGATAAGACTTTTTATAAGAAATGAATACATCTGAATTCGCTCTAATTAGAATAAGCCGGGATTATTCCCGGCTTTGTTTTACAGTACAATCACAGTTCCGTCTTTCTTTATTGAATACTCGCCGCCGATTCTTACGATATTGAGCACGGCGTAGTCTTTGGCGGTGATCTTGGCCCGTGCGCCGTGCATCAGGATTATCGTATGGATGAATTTAGTCCCTGCCGCTTCTATAGTAGCATCTGTATCTCCGACGATACATACGTACTCTTTACCTTTGAGCGCGATATTTCCCGCATCTACATATACTCCCAGCCTTTCTAAACTGTCTCGGTTCTTTCTGAACACTTCGACCGAGGGGAAGTTGTGGTCTTGGCAGAACTCGATCCCTTGTGGGGTAAACATCAGTTTGATTAGCTCGGGGAAGTCTTGGACGCGGTTTATCTTTTTACAAGCGCCCGTTTGTAGTGCCATCGCCCGTATGGCATCTACACTCTTATTGTGTTGGGTTGTCATATATTTTCTGTTTCTGCGACCCTGTTTGCTGGGTTGGGTTCATTGAATTTTACTGTCAGTTGTGAGGTGGTAAGGTCTGCGGACATCATGTAGCTGCCTGAATTGCCCATGTAGGTCAAATGGTAAATATCCGCAGATATTAAAGGTACGCTAATGTCTATTTTGCCTCTTTTTAGTAGTTCTATAAAACTGTTGTAATTCGCCGTATGCTCTGCAAGCGTGTCGCCGAAGATCACGAATGTAAGCGTCAGATCGCGGGCGGCAACTTTCGGTTTTTCGGGGTAAATTACCTGCTTGCCGTCCTTTTTGGGGTCGTCATTCTCTACAAAATCTTTGAGGCTTGCCGGTGCTCTCAGACTTGCAATGAAACCCGATCCCATTGTGATACCCATTGCATAGGCATCGTAGCCGTTTATGAGTAAATCCCTTTTCATTTTCTTTCGTTTAATGCTTTATCTAAAAATAATTCGGCTGTATCTATCACATCATAACCTTTAGAGCTGACAAAGCCGGCGTAATACATGCCATCTGCGAAAATAATGCTTGTTCCGGCTTTATTTTCTTCGTTGAGTACTTTATTGGTTTCAATGGCCGCCGTCGGATCTGGATGATTTTGGTCGCCAATAAATCGCCGTTTTTCTTTGCCTTCATAAGTAACTACGTAACCAAGGGCGCTGCGTAAGTTCCATGTGTGGTTTAGGTAGTCGCGTTTGCCAGATAGTAGCCGAGCTTCTTTCTGTCTTATTAATGCCTCCCGTGCTTTCTCATCCATGAAATCTACAACTTCATCCTCAATGCCGTTGATGAACTTGTCAAGGTCTGCTATGTCTTTACCAATTTTCATGTTATAGTTCACTGGTGTTGCGCTTGATTGCGGCAATATCCTCTTGAATACCTTGTAATGCAACTCTCATGGCTGCTGTATTGCCGTTTATTTCCACAATTTCCATGTAGGTCATCACAGCATATCGGAGCAGTTCATTATTTACCTGTACGCTTGCGTACATGGCTGTTTCAATATTGGCCATAGATGTTAAAAGACCGATTATTGATTGCGTCTGCGCCATTACATAGCCGCGGATGTCGGTAACCTTGCCTTGAATGTCCGTGAATCGGCCGTTTAACTCATCGCCCGTATCTTGCGACATTGTTTGAAAGCCTCTTTCCGTGGCTTCCTGACGAGCTGCGCCAGCATTCCCAAGTAATTCCTTTGTTTCAGCGGGAAGGCTGTCCCAAATAGCTTGAAATTCCTCACCAACTTTGTTGAGATCGTCAGCAAAGTTTCCCATGGAATCAATCACACCGTCAATCCCGACAAAAACTCCATCCTTGAACCATTTGGATTTATACTGGTCAAAAATATCTCCGATACGTTCTTCAACAAATTTGCTGACTAACATTTGTTTCATGATGTCAGCAACAATTTCGTCTACCTTTTCACCCCAGGCCTTAGCGGCGTCCTCACCTTCTAAAAACGCTTCTATGAAGGCATCGCCAAGCTCTTTTGCAATATCTTCTGCCGTGCCGCCGATAATAGTTTCTACAACCTCATTTATTACTTCAGCAGCTTCTTCTCCAAGTTCTTGAATTTGACGTTCCCATTCTTTTATCTTTGATTTGTCCGTTTTTTTCTTGTCGTTCTCTGCATTAATCTGCTTTTGAAGCAACAACTGCTGTTCTGCAAGATTGTTAAGTTTATCTCGGGTATCACTAAACTTATTTCCCCCCAGAAGATTGCTGTCTGTATATTTAAGGTTTGAATAGGCATCTGCTATACTTTTGATTGCCTTTTCTTCTATTTTAGCCGCATTGATTCGCTTAACGATGGCTTCCCCGAAGGGGCTTAGTTTTCCGTATGCGCTCAATATCGCTTTCGTCGCATCATTATAAGCGTCTTTTACCTTCTGAATAGCATTAAAAGAATTTTCTTGGAGCCGAATTGCATTGGCATTATCCAATTCCCATTGCAGTTGCTCAATTCTACCTTGCAGTCGGTCTATTTCCGCTTGTTTTTCATCATCATTATTAAATAGGCTGGCTATTTTAGTTGCTATTGTCAATACCGCTTGAATAATAGCAAGAATAACGGATGCTCGCTCAACAGCTTTGATCGCACTGGCGGCGGTTGTTGATGTCGTTGTAATAGCTGCCGCCGACGATTCAGTAAGAGTGACAATGCTGCTAATCATACTGGCTGCATTAGTTGCAATTTCGCCCGCCGCACTAATGACTTCGCCAGTAGTGCCCCCAACGGCATCACCAATACCCTCGAATCCATCTGCAATATCACCGAGTGTCCTCTCTAATCGCTGCCATTTCTTGATCGCATTATCTTTGGGGGCTAATTTTGTACTCGAAGCAGCTTTATCTACTGCATTAATTTTTGCTTGCGTCTGATTGATCTCACCGCGCAATTTCTGTCCTTGGGCACTATCTGATGAATCGAGGGCATTATATTCGGATTCCAGTGCTTGTAGCGATGCCTCCAGCTCTGCTTTCAGGGCGGATAATTCATCCATGGTCTTGCCTGTCAATTCTCGCACCCATTGCCCGGCTTGTACTTCAATTTCTGCTACTGCTGCATCTCGCTCGGCTTCAAGTGCCTTCCGCTCTCCAATGCTGCCAGCATTTTCGATCTTACGGTCGTAAATGTCTTTTGTAGCTTGTAGTTTTTCCCGGAAGGTTCCATACGCTTTCAAATACTCGTCCCAAGATTGTATATTCTTATTGATTGTAGATGCCAACCCTTCGGGGCTTATCGAAATAGAAGAAACGCTTGCCCGTTCTTCAGTACGCTGGGCATTATTGGCATCGTTCAAGGCTTTTATTTGGGCTTGCTGCCCCTTGGTCAATTCCCCACCTTGCAACTCCCTGATGCGCTCCTCTGCCTCCTGTATGGCACGGGCGCGTTTCTGGTAGTCAAGGTCTATTTGCGCGAGTTTCTTGGCCGTGCCCTCCTTCATAGAATCTACTTCGGCCTGCAATGCATCATCCCGGAGCTTTTGCAATTGCTTGGTGAGCTCCTTTAGATTGCGCTCTTGATCGGATGCGGCTTTTTTTGCTGCGTTTTCGGCCTCTTGGCGGGCTTTTTCCGCCTTTGCATTAAGTTCATCCGGCGTTAAGGCGGTGTACAGCTTTTCTGCTGCGGGGGACAATTTTTCGATGCCGGCATTTATCGCCGCAATAAATGCATCGACATCACCTTCATAATCTTCATTAATGCGCTTCCATATAGTATTCCCTTCCTCACCAAGCTTCGATAGTGCGCTAATAAATTCTTTCCGGAATTGGGTTATGTTTGTTTTAGCCTCTGCAAAAGTTTTAGCACCCCAAATAGCGCTTTGGCCACCCTGACCCAAATCCATGTATGTCTGTATTGCCTTATCATATTCTTTTCTGTACTCTTTCAGTGCATTAGAATAATTGGTATAGGCATTCCCTGTTTTTTTGATGCGTGCTATACTCTTTTTGTCCTCTGTAATAAGTTCTTGGGCAGCCTTCGCCTCTGCGACCTCGATAATTGCATCGCGCAGGTTTTCATAAGCACCGACAGCATTTCCGACCATAACCTGTTCCGCAGCCATATTGCCGAAGTAAGCGGGGTATATGTCTTGCAGTTTTTTGACCGCTTCGGCTCTTTCTTCATAGGGCTTGGAAAGGTCTGTCGCAGCCCTATACAGCAGGTTCAATTTGGTTAATTCGGATTGAGCCGACACCGAACCTTGAGCCATAGCGGAATTAAAGCGTTCGAGTGCAGCGGCAGAGGCGTCTATCGTCGTTTTACCTTTGAACAGCGACGCTACCCAGTTGGTTATCTCCTTGCCGTAAAGGGTAAGCACGGTTACGCCGGCCACAAGCAGGGTTTGCCAGGAGAAGATCGACGATGCAATCTGTTTCCATACGGGCGTGAAGGTTTGCCCGGCTTTCTTCAATTCATCAACCGATTTCTTCGCCCGTGCTATTTCATCGGCCAGCATCGGCAGGTTGTTGGATATGGCGGAAAAGAATATTTGCGGGCCATATGCCAGCGACGGCAACTCGCGGGCAACTTGCTGAATTTGGAATCCCAGCATATTGAATCCCGAGGCATAATTGCCGACATTGCGAGTATGGACGCCCATCGACGCATCCAGTTCTTTGATCTTCGTGTCGAGCGATTCGATGTTTTTAAGCATCGTTTGCCCTTGCGCCCCCTCACGTTCCGCGTCGCTCATATTTTTATACACCGCACGCATACGGGTAAGCGCCTGGGACATTTCGTTGATCGAGCCGACGGCGGCCTTCTCCAATTTGATTTGGTTGGCGAGCTCCCGCTTCAATTGGGATATTTCCTGCTTGTATTCCTCGATAGATACGGCAGCGTCCAATACTTGCGCCCTTTTCTTTGCAGACAATTGCCCGTTCTGCTGCTCTTCCTTATTGAGCGCGGCGACATCCGCTTTTAATCGTGCGATCTCATTCGAATATAGCCTAATTTGGGCCATTGCTTTTGTTTTTTCGTCGTTAGCGGCTTTTAGCTCACTAAGCAGGTCATGATGTGCCGCAGTTTCGGCCCGGGTAGCCGCTGTTCCTGCCGTAGAGTTGCCGCCAGCAGTTCCGGTCGTGGCCGATGCGGCAGCCTTGGACGCCGCATCCATTGCCTGCTGCTCCATCTGGGCGATTTTGCGCATTGTCTGCTCGACACGCGCCTCCATCTCGCCAATTTTGCGGTTTATGACGTCGAATTCCTTTGTGCTGTCTGGGATTTCGGCCAGTACCTGCCGCAACCGCTCAAGCATGGTAATAAAACTCTTGAGTTTATCGGTTTCCGCGTTTATTTTGAATGATAATGCGCTCATTGCTGCTCTTTATTGCCTCTTTTCTTATTGTTTCTTCTCCGGGCCATATCGGCGCCCGATCCCCGCACTATTTTTTCCTCGTCCCCTACGAGCGTGCGCACCTTGTCGGTCATCATGAGTAGCATGGTAGGGTAGTTTATGCCTTGGAAGGCTTCGTTGTAGGAGATGTTCAATTGATCCATCATCGTTGCAATAATGCCCGTTATCGTATTATTCCCGACGGTTTCAGACACTGTTTTCCGGCGTGTTTTGTCGATCTTCACCGAATCGAACAAGTCTTTGCCCGATACGATGTCGGCTATTTTCATGGTCGCGGCGGAAATCTCTTCACAGGTGGCATACCGCTTGGCGTACCACAGGAATAGTTTTTGGCACCATGAGCGCCGAAAAAGCAGCTTGGATATTGTTTCCATGGAATATTTTTGCCTTCCAGAGATTGAAACGTCTATTTTCCCTCCGGCGAATGCCCTTGCCAAATCCTTCACGAACGGTTGGTATACCCGGAATTTCAGCACCCCGAGCTTTACCGACGCATGATGCGTATTCAGCAATGACCTGGCGACAATATCCGCCGATTTACTCATGGTCTTTGGATATTGTTGCGGACAATCCCTCCATTACGGCTGCAACCGAGGCAATATCCTCAAGGGGTATCATCAGCAGTATTTTCTGATAACAGTCGAACAACTCGTTGAATGTGCCCCGCTTCATGAATCTGCGGCGTAAAAACCACACCCTGACACCCGCGAATATGTTGCGGCTGCCGACAACCGCCAAGGCTATACTATGCGCCATCGCCGATATACATGCCTTACTCTCGTCCGGATCTTTGTTGACATCCCGCGCCGTCATGATGCGCGTTGCCGTCATGGGGGACATCTTGTATACAGTGTATCCCTTCGATGCTATGCGGATACTGATAAACTCCAATTTCATAAGATTGATTTTAAGAAATAGGGGTGAGGGGCACACGCCTCCCACCCCTGGACTGCTGATGGCTTGGAGGTTTTTATTCGACGTCCACCTCCGAAGAATCGAACCAATATTCCGACGAGACCGCCGTGTTGTCTGGTTCCAGGGCAGCAGCTGCTACACCGATACCTACGGCTCCCTCATTATTGGTGTTACGGGCGATAACCGAGGCCTTCGGAAAGACGCAATACTGGTTGTCTTCCGTCAGGGCGATCATGCATTTTTCAATGCGCGTGACGCCTCGCGCACGTTTCCATGACGTCTCCGACCCCGTGCCGCCCATGAAAGCCGCCTTGGTTTCATAGTCGTATTGCCCGATGGTAAACGACATCTGAATGTTACCCATTTCGGTGTCTTGGCGATATACGCCATTGGTGAGTTGATTCCTGTACTCCGTCGTAGACGGCTCCTCCTCTTCGATGCTCCATGTGTCTTGGTGGATGTTCTCCACCTGTTTCGTGCTGACATCTTTAATGATGGTTGCCAGAAGGGTACCCGTAAGATCTCCTGTGACCTTCGCGGGGTCTGCATAATACAGCTTCTTGATTCCTACTGCTATTACTTTTGCCATTGTTTTAGTTGTTTTTAATGTTTAATACTCTGAATAGTACTCTGATGTAGATATAGTGGCATCCGAGGTTTACATCTTCTTCGCGGCCGATATTCTCATACCTGTACCTGTATGCGGATCCGTCGTAAGTACCGTATGTCCATTCTTTGAACCTCGCCTTGGCTGCCCGTTCGAGTTCGTCCAGCCGTTTTAGGTTCGCTTCTCCCTTGATGTCGGGGACGCACAGGTTTACAGCAACAAAGCAATTTTCCCAATACGTGTCCGACGTCTGCTCGGGTGGTGTGATGACGACGATACGCTCTCTATTGACTTTCCCCTCGGGGATAGCCCATGAAGTGTGCATGTCCTTTATCCCAACCCCCTTACACGCCGAGAACAGTATGTTGCGCGCGTCTCCCGTTGTAATCATATCCAAAGGTCTGAAGCGTTGAAATAGTTGTTTACCTTGGCTATTGCCACAGAGCCTTCGCCCCGTACTGTGCCGGTCGCCTTGTCAATGCATTTCACGTAACCTCCTTTGGGTACTCCTCTCCCTTCGTAGACGATGTGGTATTTCGATTGGCGCACCTCCCCGTTCTCTGATACAAGGCGGACGGTTGTGTCGTCGTCGCAACGACAATCACCTATTTCCTGCCATGCATCATTTTCGGACATAGCTATCGGACGTCCCAGTTCGTCGTATTGTTTGGGAGGATCGATCCTCAAATAGAGTATGTGGGGCGCGAAATACATATTACCACAAGTTCGAAGCATCCTTTATCGAGGACAGGCCAATAGAGCTGCTCAATTCTTCGCCGGGCGTGATGCCATATTGCCGAAGCATCAGTTGTGCCCGTTGCTTCATGGCGCTTTCAGACCAGGACACCGAATGCCCGTTTTCGCTTACCGACAGAGGGTGCATTATCAGGCTGTCGATGAATTCGGATACGCGCTTGGCGATTAGTTGTTGCTGATGGTCGCTACCCGCCAGGGAGTTGGGATCGTAACCCCATTCCCTGGCGAAGCGGCGAACGCCATAGTCGGAGATGGTTCCGACCATGCTGAACTCCTGATGTATGCATTCTGCGACCGTCATGCACTCCTACGATTCTACACTCAGCGAGTAAATACCGTTGATTTCGGTAATGACGGGCAAAGAGATGGATTGCGCCTTCGTGAACTCCACGCCGTTCGAGTTATCCGTCTCGCCTTTGCCCCACTGCGAGATGCGGATGCGTCCGTAGTTGGAGTAGGCAACTCCCGGCTCGGGGCGAAGCTCGTTGTCTGCGTAGGCGTTTTTGATAACGCCGAGACGACCCTCCGGCACGAATACGAGGCTCTTGTCATTCCACGGTTTGTATTCGCGGATCTTGCCATTGTCCTGAATGCGCGTCATCCGTCGGATCACCTCGAATACGGGCAATCCGTTCGACCGCATGAACTCGTTTAGGTTGGCCAGCAGAAGTGGTGACGATGATTTGTCCGTGCCGAAGATGACCTGCTTCATCTTCTTGCTGCGCAGGATGTACGAAAGCCGCTTTTGATCCAGAAGGATGCGGTCGAAGGTCACCTTCTCCTGAGCCGCATCGACAATGCCTTGGATATCCTCGAATACATCGACCGTGTCGATGTTGCCCTCCGTCCACTGTGTATCTGCTGTGGCGATGTTTTCTTGCGGCATGCCATAGTCGATATTGCCTCGCACACCTCCTTCGGGGTTGTTTTCCTGAGTGAATGAAAATACCCCTTTGTTCGAGAGGGCACCTAGGAAGATGATGTCTATTTTGGCCTGTACGGATTCCACGACCCGTTCAACGCCGCCCCACATGAGGTTTACGAGCTGCTGTTTCTTTGCCTGATCTGAGATCATGCGTGAATCCAGCAGCTGAAGTACCTTCCGATAGTCTTCAATGGGCATCGGTAGGGTCATTTGGTGAATGAGGACTTTCTTGGCTATTGTAGCCAGGCCTTCAGTTCCCATAATGGATTCCTTGCCTTTCGAATCCAAGGTGGCAGCTGCTACGCCCAGATTATACGATCCGATGATCTCTTCGAAATTGAACCCTACCGTGGGAGTATCCCACTCCAAAAAACGCTCGTAGACATTTTGGTCGAACAAGCGCTTGCGCAGTTCAGATGCTGCGTCGATGCGAGCTTGCACCTGCTTGGTCAGCTCGCTGAAAATAGAAGAATAATATACTTCGCTCATTGTTTACCTGTCTTTTACTGTCTGATGTACTTGATTTCAGGGTTGTTTTTCATACTGTAGCCTTGCAGCCAAGTCTCGGGGATGGGGTATGCTACATCCTTGAGGATTCGCGCCCCATAAGCTGCCGAGACAGTCGGAAATCCATTGGCCTTGGTGTATTCCTTTGTCGTTTCGATGACGGCGTCCGGAATTTCATCCCCTCCGAGCAGATCAGCGCCTGCTACTGCTTCTGTCATTGCTGCGCTTAATGTGATTTCGTCGTATGATTCGTTGGCGGTGCTAATGCTCTTGATGGTGCCGGAGGAAGCGCCTACTTTGACGGCATCGTTGATCTGGAACATAGAGCCCTTGATGACACGCGGTTTGGTTGTGGTACCGCCCTCTACGATTCGTGCCGATTTGCAGATGGTGCACTCCATGTTCTCGAAATCGAGTTTGATAGGCGTTCCCTCTTTGAGTATCGTGCCTTCCGGATAGGTGCCCTTCACGGCGAAATCACCCGGCAGCACTTCGCGCTCTCCGCGCCAGAATACCGGGAACCCGCCCTTAACTTGTGTCTTTTCGAATTTAATAGCCATGTTTGTTGTTGTTTTTATTTTGCATCCGGCAGATTTTCAGCCCACATTTTGGCCTCCTCTTTGCTTTGAGCCTCAGATGTGGAGAAGGGGAATGCCGTTTCCTGCCCCTCAAGCCCTGCGGCAACGAATCGCGTCTGGAGTGCTGCGAACTTCTCTTTGAGCTTCGCTTCGTCCGGATTTTCCTCGCTCATTGCAGATGCGAGGTTTAGGATATCATCCAATGCCGATTCGTTGATATTTGCCGCCTTGGCCGCTGTGCGCAGCAATGAATCCCGTTCGGCCTTTACACGCGCTGCTTCCAAGGCATCGTACTTTGCTTTTACAGCATTTTCACGCTCTTCCTGCTGGCGTTTGTAGGCTTTGAACCATTCGGGCTCTTCGCTACTGGGAGTAGTATTCGCCTGCCGCTCCCCTGTGGCAGGTTGCTCGATAGGCTTCCCGTCTTTGAGGTTATGCCGCTTCTCGTAGTTCTTGACTGCGGTCTGCTGCGCATCCCCTGCACGGTAGTCGCCGTAGCTGGTTAACACGTCCTGAAAGCCAATCCCCTCTGCTATGGTAGGTAATTGCGCTTCGTCCGTTACATTCTCTGACTTCTTCGTTGCGATTCGGTCGAGGATCGCATTGTCCACCCCTGCAAATTTGGTTTGGAGCAGTGCTAAAAGTTTTTCTTTCATATTATTTTAATTAATCTCTGTTGCAAAGATTTCGACGGGCATTTTAATAACAATGGGCAGGACGGAAATTTATACTTTTTTTGTACGGTAATTCAAAGCCTCTTTTATGCATTCAGATATCCAGCCGACCAAATAACAGAATGGCTCTTGGTTACTGCAATCAATGCGTCCACCGATATAATCGAATATCTCCATAGCCGCATGTGTAGATTCGTGGCAAACGTACTGGATATTTTGAGCGTTCGCCTTTGTGGCGAACCTGATAAGAACTCCACCCCTTTTATTTGTGATGTCGTATGTACTCTGCGTATCCGCCGCAGATGTGTCGTCCATATCTGTTATATTTTCAAACCTATCGCTTATTGCAGATGCGCTTTTTTCACCTATTACCACCCAAATTAACCGAGGATAAATTTGCGGATCAAATTGATGTATAATAGCCGTCATTGTTCTAAAAGTTTTATTCCGTCGGGGTATTGATACTTGAATTCTCGTCTTTTTTGGTCGAAAGGTTTGTTTTTGCATCCTCGTAGATGCTTGTGGCAGAGGCTTCTTTCATTTGCCTAATTCTTTCGATTTCCTCTTGGTAATTATCTGCAACACCCATTAATTTTACAGATTCCTCAAGTGAAAGCACTCCATCTGCATAGGCTTTCCCTATGGATTGCCACCTTGCAGTAATGTCTTCGTTGAAGGGCTCCGAAAATTCATGCTCGATCTTGAGGGTGGCGAGTTTGTCTCTCATATGGATATGAGTTACATTCATCATAATCGCCAAAATGAGATTCTTTTCCCGGTCGACGAGTTCGTCATATATCTCTTTTCGATTATCACGCTTGATATATCCGAGAACCATTGCGCGCTTAATGGCTTCACCGGACAAAGTCCCCAATCCGACCATTTTCTCTGGAGTGAACTCCGGAGTGAAAGTATCGAAAAGTATAGATTCTTTTAAATCCGACTTTTCCTGTTGCCTCGTTTCAGACGACATAGGTGGATTAAGGTATTCAAACCGATCATCTTTGCTTGACAGCTTGATCCCCTTTCCGGGGGAATCAGCTTTGGGAAGACTTTTGATAACCTCTGCGGTGGCAATGAACATTGGATCCGCAAAGTAATTGTTGGTGTCTGCGGTTTTTGAGTCAATACTTTCTTCCCGATCAATTCGGGGCTGCAATCCATCCCATGCCGTATTTTGCTTGTAATAAATGATGTTAATTTTACCAGTTGGATTAAGCACTGGGGTCACATCCCAACCTATTTTGGCTTTTCTGCCCCGGAATATAAAAGTGGGTGTATGAATGTCGAAATGCTCTACTGTTCCGGCGCCCTCCTTCAAATAATACCCACATCCAAATGCGAGGAGGTTACCATATTGGTCGAACATGGGGCGCAAGGTATATCCGTTAGACTTCGACAGCACAACTATTTTCACCCAAGGAAGCCCCGTTGCCTCGTCCCTGTAAATGTGATACAGCTTTGCACTTTGGGTTTCGGCTCCGGCCAGCCGTTTAGCCTGTCGCATCTTACTGTCGAATCGTATTTCTCGAAGGAATTGTTTGTAAGCCGAAAATGCATCGGCATCACCGGATTCGTCGGATACCTTCCATTTTATCGGATTTCCAAGCAGGAAGAACAATTCCACCTCATTTATATAGCGTTGACGAGTGCGGGGCAATTTCTCCGTGCGGTAATCTTCCTGTCCCTTCCTCGTTTTGTCTCGACGCCCCATTACGGCGTGGGATTTTGGATTGTATTCGCACAGGGCCTTGGACACTTCGACATCATGATCTTCCATCAAAGACATAGCCCGGCTGATGTCTTTTGCCTTGATAAGCTCCATTAAATCCCGCTCAACACCTAATGCATTGAGCGTTTTATTTTGGAAAAATGTAAAAAGGCGATCTAAAAAGTTCATTGTTTACCAAATATTAATATCACTTAAATCATCGTCTTGTATCGGTGTGCTGCGCTTTTCAAAGCATCCGGTCAGCGCATCGGGGGCATCGTCATGCGCATTGCCCCCTTCTTTCATGTATCCCATAATGGCCTGATAGAATTCCGGCCATCTCTTATCCCAATTTGTCGGGAAAAATGTCATGTTGTTGACGTCTGCCGACTTGGTAAATATGCGCACCTGCTTATTATCGGTCTGGCAAAAGCAACTAACCGTTGTGTGGGTAATGTTCATCTGGCGAAGGATGCGTTCTACATTGCGCGCAAAGCCCCGCCCTCCGTTATTGCTTTCAATATTAGCCCATTCCGTCCTGTTCCTTGCAAGCATTTCGGCCGTCTTGGGTTCGGTATACTCCATGGGCTTTTTTGTGTAGAGCACATCGGTCACATAATTTCCCTCGGGTAATTCGTCGTAACATATCGAACATAGATAGTCGCTTCCCGTATCTGCTGTATCGGTGTAATTCTTATGCGTGCAATCTTTGGAGTAGGGGATAACGTCGTATGTTCGGAATTCACGATACATTAATCCCTCAAGAGGCTTGGGATTCTGCATGTACTGGGTCTCAAATATGAAGGGATCCGCTTCTTGGTATCGCTTTAATTTATCAAGCGCGAATCGATCCTCCCAAAGTGCACGTTCGGTAGGTAGCCCTGCATCTAAGATTGCGGGGAATTTGACAACATCCCATTCTCCACCTTCCTCTATCGTGCCTTCAAGCTGCAATAAGTATCCGCAAAAATCATCTGGAGCGAGCCTTTGAGCTGTTACAATGACCGGGGTGCGAACGTCATTAAGACGGTTCTTGAATGTAGAAGTCCACAGTTCGCCAATACGCTCTTTGGTAGTACTGGAGTAGCTATCCTGAGCCTTCATCGGGTCGTCAATACTCATTGCACCGCTGAATTCTTGTGCTCCCAGTTTACCGCATCCAAACCCTGTTATTTGACCCATAAAGGGAGCCGCATACATTACACCCCCGCTTGAGGTGGATATACTTCCTTTGGCATTGTTGGACAGTTCGACATTTGGGAAGAATGCGCGGTAATTGGGATCCTCCATGATCCTCCGTATGTTCGTAACATTCCGGGTAGTGAGTTGATCGCTACTCGAAAGATGCATGAACTCGGAACGCGGATTGATGGCAAATCCTATCGCAGAGAAAGACACGACGGCTAACTCTGTTTTAGAATGTCGCGGAGGAATGTTAAACATGAGCCTATTAGTCGGGTGTTCTCCACGGAGTACTTGGTCGAGTTTATGGCATATTATTCGATGATGGGGCGCAATCCGAAAAGGTTGTTTGTTCACAGCCTCGAACATTACAGCCGTAAATGCCAAACACCCTTCCTTCAACAAGAAGTTACCTACACTGGAATAATCAGTCATCGCTCCTGCTCATTTGTATTAATTGAAAGAAACGATCTGTATTGAATGTCGGCTGCGGAAGGTCATTACCTTTAGTGTCAGTGTTGGCAGTTTTCTCCGGGGCATTGTATCCGAGCATGCGGTTGATGGTTTCTATCGCCTTGCTTTTGTCCATCAATTCCACGACGGGGCTACCTGAACGGTCAATCTTTATGGACTGGATTAAACGCCGTTTTTCAGGCGGAAGAGATTTTAGGTCTTGGAAAGAAATTGAGGGAACCTGCCGTACGCCATATTCGGTTTTCATATCAACCATGTCGGCATCGACAAAGTCGAGTACGTCGGCATTAATGATGGATACATTAAGCCGGATTAGCTCCTCTTTGGTGATAAGTTCTTTTTCGGCTAATTGGGCTTGAAGTTGTTTTACCCTCCCCGTAACCTCCCCGTTTTGAAGTAGCTCGCTCGATCTTTTCCATACCGTTTCATCGCTCATTTTCGAACACTCATACGCAAAGCGATACGCCTCGGATGCGTTGCCGCACTCGAGGTACTTGTTGCAGAACTTCTCCTGCTTTATCGTCAGCTTCCCTTCTGCCATGAAAAACAATCTCTCAGGGCAAAGGTGGGAGCAGGCATTTTAATAACAATGGATTCCGCCCCTAATTTTTGAGGCTTTTATCTTTGGATGGATTGTTCTAAAAGTTTGTGTTTTCCTCATAGGGAAAACTTACTTTGGTGGTGTTTATTGTTCTAAAGGTACAAAAAACCGTTACGTGAACGACTCAGATTTTGTGTCACTTTTTTATTGCTATTTAACGCATAGCGAAATGATAGATATTCCTATACTTACAAGCGAAACTAAAAAAGCTGCCCACGCCCACCGTCTATTGCGTTTTATTTCTTGTATTGACAATTCCCTAAATTCACGCTCTTGTCGAAGGGTTATTTCGCGCTCCTGTTGTTGGGCAAATATATATTCAGCACCACCATTATCAATTAATACTGCTGTGTTGCACGTTTTTTCTAATGCCAAATTAGATTTGCGAGTGGCCTCATATTCGACCAACGTATTCATTACTCTATCAGCCTGTGCTTCGTTCTGAGCTAATCGGTAAACATCAACGATAAGTAATGATTTACGCGGGTCGTTTATACTCGACAAAATTTCGTTTGTAAACGAAATATCCTCTTTATGAATCATGTAGTTACTCTATTTTTATATTGTATTCATTATCGTAAATGTATATATGCACCTTCTTGGATTCCCGCGTCCCGTTATATTCAGTGCGGGTTACTTTTAATAAATGGCTATCGGCTTCCTGTTCTAAGTATTCAACTGCATACCGTGGCGCTTGGTCATAGGAGCCCGTATATTCATCGAAAATCGCTACTTCCTGAACGTCGGATAGTTCGCCATGATCGTAAGCCACTAATTTGATTGATCTGGACTTGTATACGCGAGCCAGGATTCTACATCATTAGGGTTTATGAGGATGCGAGATTGCGTATAATCTGCATTGGCGAAAGCTGCATCTATTATAGCTGCCGTCGATTTATTAGGTAAGGAATTGAACGTAAATGTATTTATTTCATTAATGCTCGAATTATAAAACCATACGGTTTGCTGCTGCGAGTCTGGAGAGAAGAATCTGAGGTATAAATAAAAGAACGGAAAGTCCCTATACAAATTTCCAAAGTTATGATGACCTACCGCAGCCGAACTGCGCATTTCTTCTAATACCGTCCTCCTGATTGTGTTATTATCCGATGTATATACAACAAAGTCAATTCGAGTTCTATTATTTTCCCAATCGCTGTATCTTATTGCGGCTGTGAAGTAATTATCCCCGAATGTTAATTGAGTTGGCCAGATCTCTGTAACATCATATTTATATTCCTCCCCATATTCTGTATATCCGACTGGTTTTCCCCAGTCTGTGTAATCATATATGCATTTACGAGTAAAGTAATCGAATACTCCAAGCCATGCATATGTGTTATTTCGCTTGCCCAATATTACAACATAATCTTTACCCCACCATTCCCGATATGAGGGGGAGGCCACGAAATCGTTGCTGTCATCTCCCCAACACTCTGTAATACGAAGTCCTACCGTGTCAACATTGGAAAAATCGAATTTCTTGTTGTAGCCACTTAGTGGATCAAAGCCATCATCATTATTGCTTTCTGATGTGCAGGCGCATAATGTTAGTCCAACAATGAATAGTAAGAAGTGTAATAACTTTTTCATGAGTTTATGAATTTACCCCTATCGAAATGAGTTGGTAAGAAAAGAGTAAAAAAATATTTGTGCTATTGAAATAAACCGAAGTTTTTATGTTTTGGCCTGCGGGCGCCCCGGTCATTTTTAAAGGAGACCGTAATCTCCTTTAAATGTGTAGCTCGATTATATGGAGCTTATTTTGGGTGGTTCTATTTTATCATATTGCTTCCGCTCTAATGAAGATGGCATAAGGCTAATTAGAATACCGCTATGCCTCTTTTTTTTGGGCGACATCGCCCTTGCTTTTCGCTCTCTCTTCTCGGTACAGGTCAATTAAAGCCCCGTTTTGCCGAATCAACTCCTCGTTTTGCCGGAGTAGTGAATCTAAGAATCTCTCCATAGTTTTTGGGTTATTTAGTTCAGTTTTCGGTGGCGTGACGTCTTCGCCTCCTTGGCTGACAGGTTGGTCTTCCATATTGGATATGCCAAAATATTGGAGTATATATCTGGCATTTGCTCTACTCGGCTTGCCTTCTCCTTTCTTCCATTTGCCGATAATTGTTTGTGACAATCCAGTCGCTTTGGCGATCTTATACGGAGTGTCTTGTGTGCTTCGTAGTAATTCTACGGCCTTATCTATCAGTTTATCAGCCATGAAGAGTTTGTACTTATAATATTCTGTAATTATATAATATTATTTGATTGAAAAATACTTCATTATTTTGGTATATACTCAAATAGTTTAGTATATTTGCAATGTGAAACCCACAAAGCTGATACAAATATACGATTTAAGATGAAAAACGCAAGCGTGGGGACTGAATATTTGACGATTGTACCTTTTTGAAGGTAATAAAAACGGACAACGCGATGAAAGCAACTTACGACAAATCGAAGATCATGAAGAACGCCTGGTACCTTAAAAAGGTACAGCCGGGCAAGAGTTTGGGGGATTGCCTGCGCAAGGCTTGGCGCAACGAGAAGTTGGCGATGCTGACCGCGAAGATCGAGAACCGCCCGACGGAGCAGCCGAAGGCCACGGAGTACCGCCCCGAACTGCTGAAAGTGCCGACAGGTTTCTATGGTGTCCGAGGAATGTACTATGGTGACTAAAGCACGATGCAATATGAACGAAGTAATTCAATCGACTGACCGCTTGACGGCACTACTCGAGGAGCAGGCCGCCTGCATTGAGCGGATCATGGCAATACTGGACAAATAATATGAATATGAATACTGCAAATCAGCGCGCTATAAAGTTGCCGTTCCAAGAATATGTTTCTACACTTGGGAAGACTCGCAAAAGTAAGTTGTGGGCAGAAATTCGGCTTGTGACAGGAAAGGACAAGACAACAATATGGCGCTGGGCGCACGGACGCACCCGTCCTGACAAGTCAGACAGGGATAACATAGCATTCTGTGTATATAAATTCTCTGAAAATAGGTTACCCGGCGACGCATTATTCCCAGAAGATTATCCATACAAAGGTACCCATGCAAAGGTTAAATAACGTAGAGTTTTTTAACTCACCCGAAGGAGAGGTGCAGATCCGCGATGAAAAGGGAGTGCGCACCTACATGGAAGAAGATAAAGAGCTTACGGATGCTTTGTTCTCGGTTATTGAACTGGATTACCCCAAGGCATTCAAGGCGTTGTCGGAGATTTACAACAAGAGCAAAGCGAACGCCCCTTACTTCAAATACAGGTGTGCCCACCGATTCATCCGCTGCAACTTCGGGATGTATGATAAAATACCCGATATGGACGAGTTCGGCCGGTTCAACTTCGAGAATGTTGCTTGTCCGCTGGTGGGGGAGTGCAAATACTATAAAGTAATCTGTAACCCAGAGTTTAATACTAACCTGACAATGCGGGAGAAAGAGATTGTCCGCCTCTATAAAGAGGGATATAAGACTGAACGGATTGCCGAAATACTGTCACTCTCCCAGTTGACGGTCGAAACACACAAACGAAACGCTATGCGTCGCACAGGGTCGACAACGCTTGCCGAACTCGTGATATGGGCTAACAACCACGGACTTTAAACACAAAACATACCCACCATGAAAACACTTTATCTCTGGGTTTCAGACAAAGGCTGGACACCCTTTCAGTACAATGAACTTTCTGAATTATCCTCCGAATTTGAGGCGCGCAATATCAAACTGGGCTACGGGTGCAAACTGGGCGACAGGTGCAAACTGGGCGACGGGTGCAAACTGGGCGACGGGTGCAAACTGGGCTACGGGTGCGAACTGGGCGACGGGTGCAAACTGGGCGACGGGTGCGATGTTTCTAAATCGCTATTTATCAGCGCATCTAGTCATACAGTATCCTATTGGGGTGAGGATGTTATTCAAATAGGATGCAAACGCTGCACCATTTCCGAGTGGCAGAAGCATTTCCGAAAAATTGGCGAGGCCGAAGGCTATAGTCCCGAGCAGATGGAGGAATACAAAGGGTATATAGACCTGATCGCTACCATGCACAAGACGTGGAAGGTCGGTGCCGCAGATTAAGAAGCCCGCGCCGTGGCCGGGAGTTCCGGGTGGAAGAGTTAATAGAGAACTAAACTTATAAACCAAAAATAAAATAGTATGGAAAATTTACTGCAATGCAAAGGTAAGAAATTCAAAGCCAATATCCACAACATCCCAGTTGAAGGGCGTATTCAGGTAGAGAAAGGGAGTATTTATCTATGCCAAGATGTGAGTAATGGATCCAGTTGCGAAGACAAATTAGGCTTCAAATACAGTTGGCACATCGGGGATGGTAGCGAGGTGGCACTCACCAAAAACGACGTTTCAAATCTTTGTATCAGGCCTTCGACGAAAGAAGAGGCCGAATCTTTCAAGGATTGGCAGGTAGGGGATAAGCTTGTGAGCGGATCAAACATTTGGGAGGTGATTTTCCGTGCTGGAGAATTGGTCGTGTGCAAGATAGAGAACGGCAATGCGACTTTCAATTACACTTGCGACGAGCTTTACAGATTAGGTTTTCGTCTTGTTTATGAACCTGATCCTGAATCTGAGATTGTCGAAGTGACGATGGATGAAATCGCCAAGATGAAAGGCATTCCGGTCGAGCGGCTTCACATCAAAAAGGAATAGCATCACGAGGTGTGTAGCTCAAAGGTAGAGCGGTGCAGGGATGCGAAATAGAAGCACAAAGGTTGAAATACCTCGCATTTCCGGGCGCAGGTTGCAGGTTCGAATCCTGCCGCACTTACAAGATAGCCACCGCATAGGTGAGGGGTTTGATTGCTGGCACTAACCCCGCTGCAAGGCAAAAGCGATCCGTTAGGCCGATAATAGCGTCATCGGCGGGCCGTGGGCAAGGCTCAAAGTGATAGCCCCGCAAAAGCAAATAGCCGAATGCGCGAAAGACTGGCATAGGCTTCGAGCTGCGATGATATGAGCGGCGAGAACCACCGGGATAAATCAAGCATTATTATGCCTGGTGTGGCTTGACCGCCTATCCAGGCTCTATGGCAGGCCTTGCGCACCGTTCTTTCAGCAGTGGGTTATTTCATTTTAGGCGCGAGGTCTGCATCTTGCCCGCGTGCGCTTTTCGGTGGCGCAGTTTTGAAATGGAGTTTAAAGTTACAGTGCGCGCGGCTTATTTGCAACACCTTAAAACAATTATACTATGGAGAAGAACACTTTGAGGAAGAGGAGATTTCTATGCTTCGACCTGACGCCCAGGTGGAAAATGTGGAAACGGATCGAAGACCTGGAGGCGCGGCTTGCTACATGCCTTTGCGAGCGCAATGAAGCGGATGGACGCCTTATCGAGCGGGAACACGAGGTATTGGCGCTCACTCAAGCACGTGATACCCTGTACAAGCGCATCGACGAACTGGAAGGCAGGCTCAGGAAATTCGACCGTATCCGAGGAAAAAGCGGCAAATACATCAAAGGCCATGAAACACGATCCTCAAAATAAAATTCTGGCCTATCTCAAGGCCGGCGGCAGGCTGACTGTTCGCAAGGCTGAGAGGCTGTATCACACAACGGAGCTGCGCCGGATCATCAGTCGGCTCCGGAAAATGGGATATTCCATTTGCTCGAACAAACAGAAGGCCGTTACGGAAGACGGACGGCCGACACAGTTTAACGAGTACTATATGCCACAGGTAGCGGATTCCTGCCAATAATCCGCAAATCGCATTTTAAGTTTGGTATTTGCCATTGGCCTGCTGTGAAGCACGCGGATGGTGTGCCGTCGGCATTAAAGCCCTACGCGGTGGCGTGGGTGAGTGGAGATGTCGGCGGTTTTTTATGGAGGGTTGGCCGAGTGGTTTAAGGCTCCGGCTTACTAATCCGGCAAGCGGCGACGCTTCGGGAGTTCGAATCTCTCACCCTCCGCACGCCTGCAACAGAATGTTGTAGCCGTATCAGCCATGAAAGTGATAGGGAGCTGATAAATATTGAATTGCTTGCCTTTGTGATTAAAGTATGAGGCATGAAGCGATGGATGGAGCCTAAGAACCTATCTATTGGGCGTTGATATTCGTATATCGGGGTGTGGTCGGCCTCGGAGTAGCAGTTTGAGACTATATGCAAGTACCTTGGTGACGGGAATAACAGACAAATGGTTCGTCCTTGATATTTACGACCGTCTTTGTCGGATTGTTTTACATCCAGTTATCTGTGTTTAGGATATGTCCGAACAAGGGAACGCATATTATTGAGCTATGGTGTAATGGTTAACACACCGCCCTTTGGAGGCGGTACTCCCGGTTCGAATCCGGGTAGCTCAACGGGGTTCTAACCCTAATGTTGTGAGTTTGATCGGGCGCTTGGGCGTCTGTCACAACGGAAGCTGACAGAGGGTATATCCCTCGACAATCCGAGGCCGCGTGAATAAGAGTAGCAAGGCCGAGGCGGAAGCTCACGAAACGGGCAAAGAACGCAAACCGGCGGCGCGGAAGCTGTGTCGCCACCGCGGGGGATCGTCGTAAGCCCCCCCGCATTTTTTGGAATCAACAATCATCTATATATGCAGAGTTATATCAATGAGCTCAAAGAAAAGGGTCTCGTGCCTTTACGGCTCGATAGAAACACGGTAATCTTGGTTCCTCCGGAGAAAGCCAATGAGAAATACAAGGCGCGCTACCTCAAAAATGCCGAGAGGGCGCGGAGGATGGCAACGCATTTAGATTAGTTATGAGTTACGGATTACCTTATAAGGGTTCTAAGAATAGTATTGCGAAATGGGTTATTTCGAATCTTCCCGCGTCGCATACGTTCGTGGATTTGTTCGCCGGAGGATGTGCGGTAACTCACGCTGCCATATTGTCTGGTAAATTCGGGCGTTTCATTGCAAACGATATTACGGAATATCCCCAAGTCTTCCGTGATGCCATCGATGGGAAATACCGGAATGAATGTCGATGGATCAGTCGGGAGGATTTCTTCCGTCTCAAAGACATCGACCCCTACGTGCGGCTTTGCTGGAGCTTTGGGAATGGTATGCGGTCATATCTGTATAATCCGGAAGCAGAGCGATTCAAAAAGCACCTTCATGCGATATTTTTTGCAAAAACACCCGGCGAAGCGAGTTTGATGTGGCGAGGGTTTGTCCGGGAATTCGCAAAAGTTCGGAAAGAAATAGAGGACTTGACACAAAAGGTGCTGAAACTGTGTGAGGAATGCGGCGTGGCACCTCAATACAATGCGGACGGCACATTGAATACAAAGGCGATACATACAGATGTTTTTCGGGTTAAATCAGCGTATTTGCGAAAATATTTACAGAACGCCCTGAAATTATCCGGTCTTACGCAAAAAGATGTCGATCGACACCTTGGAAATCAGATGAGTGGCCATTATTTTGGCAAATCTCAATGGATGTTGCCAACCTCTGAGCAATACGAGAAGTTGCAGGAAATTTTACCGGCGTTAACTATTCCGTGGGCGTTCTTAAACGAAAGTCTGCAAAGTCTGGAAAGACTGGAAAGTCTGCAAAGTCTGGAAAGTCTGCAAAGTCTGCAAAGTCTGGAAAGACTGGAAAGTCTGCAAAGTCTGGAAAGACTGCAAAGTCTGCAAAGTCTGGAAAGACTGCAAAGTCTGGAAAGACTGGAAAGTCTGCAAAGTCTGGAAAGACTGAAACTGTCCCGAAAGGATTACAGCGATGTTGCTATACCGCCGGGCGCGACGGTATACTGCGACCCGCCGTATGCTAACACGTCGGGGTATATCGACGATTTCGACCATGAACGATTTTATAGATGGCTGCGCAGCATGGAATTCCCGGTGTTCGTTTCGGAATATTCCATGCCGGACGACTTTATATGCTTTGCGAGTATTGACAAAGCATGCACCTATTCATCATCAAAAACGATAAAACGCGTAGAAAAGATGTTCGTACACGAGCGGTGGGCGGATGCTGTGAGGCGTCCGGATGATAATGTTCAGGGGCGGCTGTTCTAATCCTCCCTGCGTCGCAATAGTATTACCGCCATAGTAGTATTGTCGGCTGGCGTCCTATCTACGAATAACCCCTAAAAGTAAGAAATTATGGATGACATTACCCGCGTCTGCCGCAAATGCGGGCAGGAAAAGCCGTTGGAAGAGTTTGCGAAGAATAAGGAATGCGTATTAGGTCATAGCCATATTTGCAAACAATGCAAGGCGGAGCAGTCCCGTAAGTGGCACGCAGCCAATTTCGAAAAGGCGCGGGAAAATAACCGTAAGTGGCACGCAGCCAATTTCGAAAAGGCGCGGGAAAAGCACCGTAAGTGGCGCGCCGCTAATCTCGAAAAGTGCCGGGAGTATGACCGCAAGTATTACGCGGCCAATTCCGAAAAGTGTCGGGAGTATGACCGCAAGTATTACGCAGCCAATTCCGAAAAGTGTCGGGAGTATGCCAGAAAGTATTACGCAGCTAATTCCGAAAAGGCGCGGGAAAAGCACCGTAAGTGGCGCGCCGCTAATCTCGAAAAGTACCGGGCGAATGCCAGCAAGTATTACGCAGCTAATCTCGAAATGTACCGGGCGTATGACCGAAAGAAACGCGAGAATCTGACTGACGGGTATTTAATGGATAAACTAAAGCGCTGCAACCTCCCCGTAACCCCCGAAACAATCGACTACAAACGTATTCAACTAAAGTTATACCGAGAAATCAAAAAACAACAAAACGATGAAAGAGATTAAGAACATCCGGGAATTGACGGCCGATTTGGGCCGCGTGTATGCAGAGCTTCGGGCACGAGAGATCGAGATCAAAGAGGCATCGGAGATTGCTAACATTGCGGGTAAGATCATCAACGGCGCAAAGGCTGAAATGATGTACCGAATCGCCCGTAAGGAGAAGCCGTCGATACCTTTTTTCGATGCCGATGGCAAATAATTTTGCAGATTCGAAATGAAGTTGTATATTTGCAATTGCAGACCGATGCTATTAGCATCAACAAAGTACATAGTTAACGCTATATAAAGCGTTGTCCCTTGTCCACTTTCAGCTTGCTGATAGTGTCGGTCTGCAAACCTGACTGGGGCAACGCCTTTTTTATTGCCCTTTACATATTAACTAAACTTTTAACAGACAATGCAGACCGATGTTAAAAGTGGTACCCGGGTAAATAACACCCAGACCACACCGCGCGCAAAGAAAAGCCGCACCGTATTCTATCGTTGCCACCTCAAGGCAACACGACCGATGTTCTCTTCGGACAAAGTCGATTACACCAACGTTATCCGCGCCACGTGCGAGGAGCATGCTTTAGGCTGTTTCCTTGCTCAGTTCCGCGTGCTCTATCCCGCGTATGCTGTCGTTGTCGGCACCATACTCGTAAGCCGGGTATTCCCCTCCAAGTCCAACCGTTAAAATAGGCCGCTATGGCACATCTTATCACCTTGTTGGCGTTCATTGCGCCGATTGCCGTGGTATTCGGCTGGGTGCTATCCAATCAGCACCGCGCAAAGGAGATTGGAAAATTGCTAACCTCAATATTCGAAAGCCATGAATGAGTTTACGGTAATCACGGTTAAATGCGTGTGGACGATGATAAAAGGCGCACTTTGGCAAGCCCAATACCGCCTGCGGAGAAAGGTTGTCCGGATACAGTCCAAGGCCATCTACCGAGCATTGAAGAACGAGAACAAGCCCCGTATTTACCGGGTTGAAATACGATAGTCCATGGACACACAATATTACACGACGGCAACGTCAACCCCTGTGCTTGCACTGGAAGAGTACCAGGACATTCCCAGCAAGCACATCAACGGTGATCGGGATAAATTCTCGGAGGTTGCCTCAAGGCTGGTCGACATAGACCTGAAGCTGATATACCATGCTTTCCGGGAGGCTATCAGGAAAGATCGTCGTGGTGATGAAGACGGCCGGGTCTATACGGTTGCATACAAAATCTACGACATTCAGGCGAGGCATCACTATATGCCTGTTTATGAACGCTGATACGACGTCTTCGCCGGATGTTTCGAGGAGGTGCAAACCGGGTGCGAAGACAGCATCGAGGTTATTAATGTCACCGATATTGACGGCCGGATATGGCCAGGGCATATGGCCCGGTTGAAAAATTACGCAAAACGAAACAATTTATAACAATGAGGACAATCATTGAAGTTGCCATTGGCAACATTACCATCTTTAGCGCGAAGTACTCACGACGTCTTGCGGATAAAGAAATCCATAAGGTTGTGCGTGAAGGGTGCATCGGCATCGACCGGAGCAAAGCCGTGATAACTATTAAATACGAGTAGGCTTATGAAAGAGTTAATCGCTATCCAGTCGGAACTGAAAGCCCCTAAGGGGCAGTATAACAGTTTCGGGAAATACAAGTATCGGAGCTGCGAGGATATTCTCGAAGCAGTCAAACCGCTACTCAAAGCGCATGAATGCGCGTTGAACCTTTGCGATGACATTGTCAATGTCGGCGATCGCTACTACGTGAAAGCCACGGCGCGCATCACCAACGCCTCCGGAGAATCGGCGACGGCCACCGCTTTTGCCCGTGAAGATTTCGACAAGAAAGGGATGGATGGGGCACAAATCACCGGTACAGCGTCGAGCTACGCTCGCAAATATGCCCTTAACGGGTTGTTTTGCATCGACGATACAAAAGATGCAGACACGGACGAGCGGCGAATCGAGAATACCAACCGGGCAGCTGCGCAAAGTGCAAAAACTGCACAATCCACTGAGACCCCGGCCAACGCTCCGGCACCTGCCCGCAAACGAATTACTATGGAACACCTGGATGACCCTATCACCTGCGATCAGCTGCTGAAATGGATGTACGGGTTCCTCACGACTGACAACTATGCCGCAGATTTTGACGCAGGGGCACGCCTGCTGAAATACCGCGACGCCGATGCCGAAGTCGTGGATCGCTTCTCGGCGCTCTTCGAATCATATCGTCAGGCACGCAAAAATGCAAAGTGATATGGAAGCACAGGTAATGTTGCTGCGGGAATCGACGCCCGCCGCCGAGCTGGCCGCGCGGGCTGTCTCCTCGGTCATGGAGGGTGAGGTAGACCCGATCACGGCTCACATCAATATCAGCCGTATGGAGGCCGCCATCAAGTTATTCAAGGAGAACACCGACGTGCGCGACATCACGCTGCGGGAGCTTGCCAAATACGGCAAGTCGCACCAGTTCGGCGACTGCCGGCTGGAGGAGGCCGAATCGGGCGTGAAGTACGACTACTCTATGTGCGGCGACAGCCGGCTGAACGACATGTACAAGACGCTGGAAGCCCTGAAAGCCGACATCAAGGAGCGCGAGGAGATGCTGAAAAAACTACCGAGTACCGGAATGGCAGACCCTGATACGGGGGAGGTTCTTTTCCCTCCAGCCCGTAGTAGCAAAACGACCATCAAAACCACATTCAAAAAGCAATAAACAATGGCAGAACTGATTAACGTGTCGCTGTGTGTCAGCGACATTCCCAAGGACAAGATTTTTGTTGCCGAAAACGGCAAGAAGTACATCGGCATTTGCGTATCTGAGCTCCGCGAGGTTGACCAGTACGAGAATACGCACTGCGTGTTCATCCGGCAGTCGAAAGAGGAGCGCGAACGCAAGGACAAGCGGACGTATGTAGGCCGAGGTAAGGCTGTGGTGTTCCGTCCCTCGGAACCCACTCCCGACCAGGTTGCAGATTTGCCGGTCGCCGAAGATGTGGATGACCTGCCTTTTTAGGAGGCAGTGGAAAAATTGCTGTATATGGAAGAGTGGAAAGATATAATTGGGTACGAAGGGCGTTATCAGGTTTCTGATTTAGGGAACGTGAAGTCACTTAATTATTCCAGAAAAGGGGTTGCGCAGCTTCTAAGGCCTATTCTAAAGAGCACAGGGTATTATGTGGTAACACTAAATGTAAATGGCCGTCAAAAACAATTTCATGTACATAGATTAGTCGCAGATGCTTTCGTAAACAAGAAATACGGCTGCTCCGTGGTGGATCACATAAACACTATTAAAACAGACAATAGAGCGGAGAATTTGAGATGGGGAACTATATCTGATAATGTTAATAATCCTATAAGTGCAGATCGAAGAACAAAATCAATCCGAAAGTTGTTAAAGGGGAAATATGGCGTGGCCTCTTTAAAACATAGGGCTTGTGTGCAAAAAGATTTGGACGGTAACATTGTCAAGATATGGAGTTGTATGTATGATGCAGTCAGGGCTTTAGGTGTCGATAGTGGCGGTTTGACGAGAGTATGCCAAGGTAAACAGCATACTGCAAAAGGATATAAATGGGAGTATTATAATGCGGTATGATCTTAATTGTGAAATCGACATATGTCGGTTTAAACATCGGGTTGCCTCCTTAATTTCAAGGAGATGTATTGTTGAGCTGACGGATAAAAAACCAGTCAGGACGTCTTCTCAAAATAAATATCTTCATTGTATTCTTGGCGAATTCGCCATGCAAACCGGGAATCCGATAGGATATGTCAAACAGGAATATTTCAAACGGCTATGCAACCCGGAATTATTTGTGCGCGTCGAATACGACAAGCTGATGCACAAGGAGGTCGAAAGGCTCCGGTCAAGTCGTGACCTTGATACAGGAGAGATGACTACAGCAATAGATCGCTTCCGTAATTGGGCTTCAATGGAGGCGGGCATCAACTTACCAAGCCCCGAGGATAATGAATGGATCTCTTTCATCGAGCGGGAAATGCAACATCAAAAAGTGTGGCTGTAACACGGACATAGAATGAATTACTTAGACCTGATACGAAAATTTTGGCAACTTGATGCAACGTGGCAATTTGGCTGCTGTGAATCGAGGCTTTACTTCTACCTTGTAGAACAAGCGAATCGGTTAGGCTGGCCGGATAACTTCACGCATTCCGACGCACGGACGTCGATCAATGTAGGGGTGTCACCTAAGAGTTTGCGCGCAGCCAAAAATCGTCTTATGCAGGCTGGGTTGATCTCATTCTCCGGCGGCGGAAAAGGTCGTGCCGATAAATGCAAATACACTTTTAGGTGTTCAAATTTACCACCTATAGTCCCACCTAACGGGACACCTAAAGGTACACCTAACGGGACACCTAAAACAGAGGATACTTCTTATATAGAAGATAAACTAAACCAAACATATAATACCCCCTATAATCCCCCTTTGCAGGGGGAAGAGGTTACGGGCATCCCCGAAGAGTTCGTAACTCTTTGGGATGGGTTTAAGGGAAAACGCAAGTCGCTTGCTGACGACTATAATGACTTTTGCAAAAAGACGGATGGTTTGACCGTTGATTATGTTAAATTAGGATACCATGCCCAGCATGCAAAAAACGTGTATTTCCAGACGTGGCTAAACGACTTTTTCCCGAAAAAATCCCGGTGCACGCTTGACACCTCGGCTGTCGAACCTACGTTCCAACCCATTGTGGCGGATTGGCTTGCCTACAAGTCTGAACGCGGACAGACCTATCGACAGCGGGGCTTCGAGAGCTTCTATGCGCGGCTTATGGAACTTTCCGGGGGTAATGCGGATACTGCACGAGGGATTATCGAGCAGTCCAAGGCTAATAACTGGGCGGGGATATTCCCGCTGAAAACGACAAACGACTATGGCAGAAATGCAGACAATCGGGTCGCTCATTGCGACATTACCAGCGACGAGCTCATGCGCCGTTGCGAAGAGCGGGTCAGAGCGCGCCTTGCTCGCACAATGGCGCGGGAAATGGGGACGGACGGCGGCGGTGATGCTTAAGCGTTTTAACCCCGGCGTGCAGCGCTATTGCGCCGCGAATATCGACCGTTGCTTCACGGGGGATGCGCCTTCCCTGCGTCAGGTGCGGAAAGCCTACGGTGGGGATGTGCTCGATTCGTGGTTGGATATTCAGCTAACCGACCTCGTGAACTTCTGCGGCGTGAAAGGCAAGGAGGAGTTTTCTCGTATCACCGACGCAGTGGCTGCAGTCATAGCAGACAACTTCGGTTATCTGAAACTCTCGGAGTTGATGCTCTTTTTCCAGCGTTTCAAGGCGGGGCATTACGGGCATTTCTACGGCACGGTAGATCCGCTTGTCATCACTGAGGCGTTGCAGGTGTTTCTCGAATATCGAGCCGACCGACTGGCACGCATCGAACGCGACCGTCAAAAAACCGAGAAGCTAAAGAGGGAGGAGGAGCGCGCCGAGCGGGAACGCCGGGGCGAGCTGCTGACCGCCGAGGAGTGGAAAGAGATAGGATGGCTTTTTAATCTATGAACGAACTATGACGTACATAGGCATTGATACGGGAGTACATACAGGCTTCGCGGTATGGCATTCGGACACAAAATACCTCGCGGAAGTGAGTACCATGACGATCACCCAGGCAATGGAGCGCGTGAAAATGATCTCCGACATTCGGGGCAAAGATAGTATTCGACTGTTCATCGAAGATGCTCGCCAACGCAAATGGTTTGGCAATACGGGACGAGAGCGCCTGAAGGGAGCCGGAAGCGTTTGTCGAGATGCATCAATTTGGGAGGGTTGGTGCAAGGAGCAAGGCCTGCAATATCGGATGATTGCTCCTAAGAATAATCGTACTAAACTATCCGCAGCACAATTCAAAGCTCTTACGAAGTGGCTGGGGAATACCTCGGAGCACTCAAGAGATGCCGCCATTTTAGTATTTGGCAGATAAGTTTTGCAGTCACGCCAGTCCCCTCAGTTAACCTTTAACGAACGATAAAAAGACAGCTGCATGAGTTATTACGGATTATGACTATGAAATTACGAGTATTCACAAGTTTTTCCGGCTATGACAGTCAGTTGATGGCTCTTCGGGACATCGGCGCGGACTACGAGTGCGTGGGCTGGTCGGAGATTGACAAATGGGCGATTAAGGCTCACGATGCAGTGTTCCCGGAGCTGGCCGGCCGAAATTACGGCGACATCACGAAAATCGATTGGAACGCCGTTTCGGACTTCGACCTGTTCACCTACTCGTTTCCGTGTACCGACATCAGCATCGCCGGAAAACAAAAGGGCTTCGATGAAGGTTCAGACACCCGATCATCCTTGTTATGGGAATGCCGTCGGCCGATCGCGGCCAAGCATCCTAAATTCCTGCTGATGGAGAATGTGAAAGCCCTCGCATCGGAAAAATATCGCCCACTGTTTCTCAAATGGGAATCATGGCTGCGTTCGCTGGGATATGTCAATTACACGGAAGTACTCAACGCCAAAGATTACGGCGTCCCGCAGAACCGGGAACGTGTATTTATGCTCTCCATTCTTAACGGCTGCTGGTATGAATTCCCGCATCCGGTCAGGCTGGAAAAGCGGCTGAAAGACGTATTGGAATTGGAGGTAGACGAGAAGTATTATCTGAGCGAAACAATGCTGAAATTTCTGCAAAAGCAGACAGGCCGAAATGAACCGTTTAAGCCTGCAAAAATAGCCGATCTTAATGGTGTTGCCATGACGATAAATGCAAGAGTACACAAAATGAGCAAACAGGATAATTATGTGATGCAGATCGGCGTAACGAAGCAAACGGACTGGAACCAACAGCAATACCGGGTATACGATCCGACTGGCATCAGCCCGACGATAACGACGAAATCGGGCGGCGGACTTGAACCGAAAATCCTGATGCGGGGACGCGGCTTCAACAAAGGCGGCGAAGCGGATCTTCCCGGAACGATTACAGGCAGCGCGAGGGAACAAAACAATCTGCTGGACTATGCCGACTGCATCCGCCGCCTTACGCCCCGCGAGTGTTTGCGGCTGATGGATGTTTCGGATAGCGACATTAACAAGATACAAGCTGCGGGAATCAGCGATACACAGCAGTACAAGTTGGCCGGAAACAGTATCGTAAAAGCTCCGATGATGGGGATATTTAAAAACATGTTGAGATACGGATTATGCGAATAGGTTTGGTTGACATAGACGGTCACCACTTCCCGAACCTCGCGCTGATGAAACTGTCAACTTGGCATAAATCGCAGGGTGATTCGGTGGAGTTCGCCGACCCGATGTTCGGTCGCTACGACCGGGTTTATATGTCGAAGGTTTTCACTTTCACGCCCGATTGTCCGGACATCTACCATTGCGAGGTGATCCGGGGCGGGACGGGATTCCGGGACTATACGACGGTATTGCCCGGTGAGATCGAGCATATTTGCCCGGATTATTCGCTGTACGGAGTAAATGAAGCCTACGGATTCCTTACCCGCGGCAATCCTCCTGCCCGTCGCCATCAGCTACTCGTTCGCTTGGTGGGGCTGGGTGCTTACGGTGGTCGGCATTCTCTTCGCCGGATGGATTTGCTACGGCATTTCGTGGCTGATCGAAGTGATTATCCCGCCTTATCCGGGCGCGTACTACTACACCTGCTTCGAGACCGAGGCGTACAACCATGAGGATGATCCGGACTACTTGAAGCGGCGCATACCGTTCTGGGGCTGGATTTCCTGCATACCGAATTGGAAAGTCAAACACAAAAAAAACTAATTTATGAATACAGAAACGATGTTTTCATCTAAGACCGATTTGTGGGCCACACCACAGGATTTCTATGATAAACTCAATAGTGAATTTCATTTTACACTTGATCCTTGCGCCACCCCGCATAATGCTAAGTGTGTTAAATTCTACACCAAAGAGCAGGACGGGCTCCGAAAAGATTGGGGCGGGAATACTGTTTTTTGCAATCCGCCATACGGTCGGGATATATACGCATGGGTTCGTAAATGCTTCATGGAGGCACAAAAAATCAACACAATAGTTGTAATGTTGATTCCGGCGCGTACAGATACTCGATATTTTCACGAATTTATTTACCACAAAGCACGGGAAATTAGATTTATAAAGGGGAGGCTAAAATTCGGGGACAAAAAAAATAGTGCTCCGTTCCCGTCAATGGTGGTTGTATTTTAATCCATAAACTGTTTTAAAATTTAAGCACAAAGATAACTAACCATGAAAACACTTTATCTCTGGGTTTCAGACAAAGGCTGGACACCCTTTCAGTACAATGAACTTTCTGAATTATCCTCCGAATTTGAGGCGCGCAATATCAAACTGGGCTACGGGTGCAAACTGGGCGACAGGTGCAAACTGGGCGACGGGTGCAAACTGGGCGACGGGTGCAAACTGGGCTACGGGTGCGAACTGGGCGACGGGTGCAAACTGGGCGACGGGTGCGATGTTTCTAAATCGCTATTTATCAGCGCATCTAGTCATACAGTATCCTATTGGGGTGAGGATGTTATTCAAATAGGATGCAAACGCTGCACCATTTCCGAGTGGCAGAAGCATTTCCGAAAAATTGGCGAGGCCGAAGGCTATAGTCCCGAGCAGATGGAGGAATGCAAAGGGTATATAGACCTGATCGCTGCAATGCACAAGACGTGGGCGTTACACTAAAACATCCTAACCATGAGCAAGGGAATTTATCGACGGGTGCATAAACAACCTTACAGTGATATGCCTGACCACGTTGAGACGATTTTAATGAAACTTACACGCGAGGAACTGAGACTAAGTTACAACGCGGTTTGCAACGCCTATCTGGCCGCTTTCTGCGAAAAGCACGGCTACGATTATGAGCCGGATGCGGGGGTAGGCGACGACCCCGGAGGAATTGCAGAAGTTGGCGATCTATTCGTGAGTATGGCGGATATACTGACGGACATCGACCGGGACGCTCCGGAGGAGGAGTATGTCAAATATTACGACTACTGCCTGCGTGTAGGGTCTATTGCCAACGGCGAACTGCAAACCCCGAACTACGACAGCTGGCTGCGGGGATGCCCGCGGATGGACGAGGAGCAGATAGCTCGGCTGGAGGAATTGCAACGGGATGTGCGCTGCGCAGAGATGAATTTGAAAGTCGAGATCGACAGAATTAACAACCTCAAACAAGAATAGTTATGCGAGAGAGTAAATTCAGAGGCAAGCGTATAGATAACGACAAGTGGGTTTATGGAGACCTGATTCATTGCTACGGCGCAGACGCAGGCCGGATATTTATCAAGACCTTTACAGGATTATATGAAGTTGATCCCACTACCGTCGGCGAGTATATTGGGCTGAAAGACAATAACGGCACGGATGTTTGGGAGGGAGATATAGTAGAATGGGAAAATCTCATGAAAATCAATAGGCGTAGCGTAATTGCCTATCGAGATCGGATGTTCTGTTTTGTAGATGCGAACAATGAACCTGAGGAAATTTGGTGTTGTTCATTTACGAAAATAGGTAATATCCACGACACCCCGGAATTACTTAAAACTGAATAACCATGCAGAAGATAATGTTTAACGACCGCTATGGACTGACGGATGCGGTCATTGACTATATAAAAAACAATACGCGCCGCATCGAGGGAGGTGAACAATTTCAACGGGCTGCGACCTCGGCCGAAGACTTCACCTATGAGGAAGCCACTGGCTGTATCGTAATGTGCTGTCAAGGAATTGAAATTTTTCGCCATAAATGCCGCTACAAGGTCGGCGAGGTCGTGGCCGTGGCGCAAAGTTATTACCATGCGTTTTCGCCAAGATGTGACATTCCTGTATATGGCGCGGATAGAACACCTGGCTGGCGAAACAAACTGTTTGTGCGAGCCGATTTGATGCCCCACCAAATCCGCATCACCGGAATCAAGTGCGAGCAGTTGCAGAGCATTTCGCACGATGACTGTTTTCGCGAGGGCATTATCGAATCGTGGTACGAATCCACAGATACCACCACGTATGGGTTTGTCGACGAGAAAAAGGGAACAGCCGTTGAATTTGACACTCCCCGCAAGGCCTTCGCCGCACTAATCGACAAGGTGTCCGGCCGTGGAACGTGGGATCGGAACCCGTGGGTGGTGGTTTACGAATTTGAATTGGTGAAATGAGCGATTTGACCTGTCAAATAGTCACCCGTAAAATATATGCTTACGTGGCTGAGATATACGGGACGCCCACGTTTTGGGATGACAAGTGGTGTCTTATGGTTTATGTACTTTGGCGGGATAATGGATGCCCAATACGCGAAGGAATGGTATTAAAGTTCGACACTAAAGAAGAGGCGGAACGGGTGAAAATCGGGACGATAGCGAAGAGTAAAACACTTTTCGAATTAGTAAAATAGCAATGAGATGGCTTACTATATTACAGAACCTTTAGGTGGCAGCGATGATGTAGTTGTGTCGGTTTATAAGAATACGGGCGAATATGTTGGGAATATCATTGTTGACAGATATAAATGGAGGATGTCATCCGACGAGGAGACCCGATACAGCATCGGTCAGTTTAAGGCCGAAAATGCCGAGAGTCGCAATCCGAGTTACGACTGCGGTGAGAATGTCGAGCTGTTCAAGGCGTTGGCAGCGATGAACGACGAGAACGACCGCGAGCAGTGGTTTATCGCGGAGGAAGCGAAGGCATGGGTAAACCAAGGGCTGTATGCACCCATTGGGAGCTTCGAAAAATGCTTGCTGGAGCATCGGGTCGGTATCCCCGCCCGTAAGGCCACGGTTGAGGAGATTATCGAACATTTCAAAAAGAGGGAGAAATGATACGAGCAAGATTCTATATCAAATTCAAAGATTGCGGTAACGATTATCGGCCAGTTAAATGGCCGATCAAGTATCCGTATTGGTGTACGGGCGAAAGCGTCGACGCTTTCGTTATTGTCGCCTATGCCGAAAATGTCGAGCAAATAAAGGGGCTATGGCCGGAGGCTTATATGATCGAATGCGATGAAGTGAATGAAATAACCTTCACTACAAGATTCCCAAAACCGAAGTGGTACAATTAATATCAATGTAAGCCATGGTCGAGGAGATCATTAAACATTTTAAAAAATCTTAAAGAATTTTACATGATGAAACCTTTTGACTTGAGAGCCGCCAAAGCAGGGGCGCCGGTGTGCACGAGGGACGGGGAGGAAGTGCGGATTATATGTTTTGATCGTATTTGCACCATATTCCCAATCGTAGGATTACGCAGAAATGTCGACAACGAGGAATATGTTGTAACGTTCACGACTGATGGCCGCAAATTTTTCACGAGTAAGGATGGTGGAGATTTGATGATGCGCGACGACGACTACGCCGAGAAGCTGGCGCGGGGAGAGTACGGGAATCACATCCACGAAGCCACCGAAAAGGTTGATCCAACTATTAAGGAAAACTTAACAGTTGACCGGGAGTACTGGCGGAGGGTGTATGCCGGATATGTATTGGCGGGGTCGTGCGCTAGAGTAAGTCGGCTGTCTGCCGAAGGTGTCAAATTTGCTATCGCCCTCGCCGATGCCCTCCTTGAAGAGCTGGAGAAAACGGAGAAGAAATTATGAAAAAGCAATATAATGAAAGGCCTACAACCATAATAGTTTGGCTGGTCGTAATACTGGCAATAATAGTTATGATCGCCTTTACCTGAATCAAATCGGCAATGTAAAGGGCTCCCTGATCCGGAGCCCTTTGTGTTTGTGGCGCTCTCAAGCCCCACCTTTGACACATCACTCCAAAGGTAGCAACTTATTTCGATAAAAGCAAATGGGGAGGAGGGCGGAAGGGCGGCCAACTATCGCCGACTATACGGTATGGACAAATGAACTGAGCCGGGAAGAACTGAGGATAATTATACACGGTATACGCAATCATCGGATCAACCAAGCGAAGAGGAAGCTCCAGTTTTTGCGGGCGCAGCGCGACAGGCGCCGAGCCACGCGGGGTAAATACAGGGAACCGAATCCGCCTATTTCGTGGCGGAGGTTTAAAACAAAGGAAAGAGATCATATTGACGGACGGCAGCAGGAGTTGCCACTATTTTTATAGAATATGGATAGTTTGCTCATGCAAGTTATGCGGGATCGCCAATCCGACGCGATGCTACTGATTAGCGCTTCAGATTTGCGTACCTTTGCAAATGTGCTCATTCAGGAGACAGGGGATAGCGTTGCTGAAAAAACATTCAGTGCCGTGAAAGCAGCTATGGGTGATAAGATAAAGTATTGTACCCGTGGAGAGGCGTCCGAGATTTTAGGAGTGTCCTATCCGACATTGCATCGGTGGGAGAAAGAAAAGTGTCTAATCCCAGTAAGAATAGGACGAAAAGTGCTATATTTGCGTAATGAAGTGGACGCATTCAAAGCACGAGGACGCACACGAAGTTTGGGAAAATGAAGTGAAAACCTGTATTATATCGCCAAAAATAAGCCAAAAACATGAATAATAAAAATAGCAACCATCAGATTGTCAGATGATTGCTATTTTGAAATTGTAGTCCCGACGGGAATCGAACCCATATCGTAAGAACCGGAATCTTATATTCT